GTCAATAAAGAGGGAGTGAAATAATGTCTCCAAAGAAAATGCAATTTAAAGATTTACGTAGACTTACGCTTACTACAATGATATGCACAGTAATGTTTGCTGTTACGCTTGCGTATGCGGGTTTAACTGATGAAGCATTATCAGCATCACAACAGGTAGAAAAGATGAGTATAGTAGGTGTACTGGCATTTGGCCTTATGGCATCTATGGGACTCAATATATATTTAGTAAAAGTACGGGATGGTAAATTCACTACACTGGTTGAAACAGCGGTATTAGCCATGCAAACTTGCCATGAAAGTAGGGAACGATGGGAACGGGAAAAAGAAAAAGAACGGTTATGGGAACGTGAACGAGAACTAGATAATAGACATCATGTAGAGGTAAGCAAATGAAAACTATAGTTATAGGGGTAATTGCCTTGTTGATTAGTGGTTGTACGACCATATCCTACGAAAAGACGGTAACTACATATTCTGATCGTACAGTTGAAAGTACTAAGGTAACTAGGCGATCAATAGGGCAAGAAATCAGTCTTACTATTAGTACTAATGGTGCTATTGAATACCGCAATGATGGGGGAAATAAGGCATTACAAGAGGTAGGTAAGGCGGCGGTAAGTGCAGCTAAAACAGGGGGGTTGGTGTTATGAAATATAACGTAGACTTCTGGTGTATTGATCCTGTTACTAATGAACGGTCACCCGTACTAATCTGGCCTGATATAAAGGCATTTGCGTACCCAGATGGTAGTAGGGGCTGGTGGATACGTGAGGACTACACAATAGAGTGTGTATTTCACGGTGTACTACGACGCATGACTGTTAAGAAGGGTTTTGACTTTGACGGTGCTAGTATACCTAGATGGGCGTGGAGTCTAATTGGTGACCCACTAGCCTTAGATATACAGATTGCTGCACTATTCCACGACATACTATTTTGTATTAATGACCCTGCTTGGCCGTTACGTATTACTAATGAGTTCTTCCTAGAAGTCCAACAAGCTAGTAAATCCTGTTGGGTTAAGCGGAACGCTACTACTAAGGCTGTTCAGGCAGCAGGATGGGCACTATGGAAGAAGGATGAGGCATATAAGGCGAAGTATAGGCCGTTCCTAGTTATAATAGATGGTACTTTACATAACCCTGAAAATGTAGTATAGTATTTTTATCAACTAGAAAAGTTGTCGTTATTGGTACAAATTCGGAAAGGATCAAACTATGAAGAAACTCCTACTTGTTGCAACTATCGCGCTATGCGCACTTGTCAGTCAGGCCGCAAATCTTGTAACTGGCCCAGATGTATTTAAGACAGTACAATGTGCAGGCGTAAGCACAATTACTGTTGATCGTGCACAGGAAGTATGGATTCCTGTTGGTATCGCGGTTGACGTTGGGAATGGTACGGAAACCAGCACAAACACACTTTCATTCCTTCCAACAGGCGGGACTACACCTTTCCGTCTACAGAGTATTGTAATGGTTGGCGGGGCTGAAACCAACACATCCCTTAGCGATTATCCTGCACTAGTATACGGTGATAAACTAATTATCGCCCCTGACCGTACTACCACAACTAACTCATTCAGTGTCACACTGATTAAGCAAGTGATTCCACGGTAATAGTATGGGTAAGTCAGGTAAAGAAGGTAGAAGTAAAGATTTTCAATGGAAACGAAAAGAGAAAAGTTCTATCTTCCAACTACCTAAGTTTAAACGAAGAAAACAGAAAGAGAGATAACCTATGGCCGCTTTTGACCTAAACCCCTCAGACAATCATCTATTAGGCGATCACTATACCGCCGATAGTACTACTGCTACAATTACTATTGCTGATTTTACTGACCTAACATCCGTAGAAGCTGCCCCCACTACTGGTGATAGCCGTAAAATCATCTACGCACTACTAAACGGTATCTATGGCAATTACAAGGCACTAACTACTGACCTACCTGCTAAGATGACTATTGCACGTACTACAACCGTAAGCGATACTACACAAACAGCATCCGTAACATTCACTGTCCGTTTCACTACAACCGATCCTGTTACTGAAGTCGCACCCGAAGCCTAAAAGTTCACACGCTGACCAATAACAAAGCCCCTTACAGTGAAGTACTGTAAGGGGCTTTTCTGTTTACGTTAGTAGATATTAACTATTAGCCAGTATAAATGCTTCTAGTTCTTTAGCGCAAGTTCGTCTAGCCGCATCCGCACGTATATTCATGTCTTGTTGCTGACAACAAGCACCACCGGCACCACCACAGGCACGTTTCCATCTACGCGCCATAGCTTTAAGTTCAACTAGTATTTCTTCACGTACAGCACTCATATTACTCCTCGTTTACTACGAATACCCTTTTAGTCTTGGGGCAATGGACAGGGCAATCTTTACTTACCATATAGATGTTTTTAGGTAAGTCCTTGTTATCCATAATGGGGCAGGTGCACCCCTGTTTGATAGCTGCATCAGTTCCGGGATTAGGTAGTTTTCGTGTACGCATTGTTATATTCCTGTGCAGCGGTTAAGTAATTCTCTGGTTCGCATTTTAGGAAGTTTTGCAAACTAATGATTAGTATGCCCCCATAGGTTATCTCATTACTAGGGAATAGCATAGGCAGGATATTATTCTTATTAATAAGTACCTTTATCGGATATGGTAAGATAACGAAAGGTTCCCTACCATCTCGTTTGCAGATAAGTAGAAAGTTGCTGATCTTGGCTTGTTCTAACTCCGCGCTAATCTGCGTCAGGAAGCCCCCTAAAACGGTCTTAGTGGGGTTTTTGGAATCGACCATATCTAGTACGCAATATTTCTTATACCCACGTTTTAGCTCTATCACCGTGGCTTTAATTAGGGGGGCTCCTATTGGGTCGGTAGCGGTGATGTCACCCGATTGGTAAGCCGTTGCTTTTCCCGCCTTAGCCCGTACCGTACTCCTTCCTCCCGACATGGAAGTCCGCCAGAAAATATCATCCCGTTCACCATGACTCCACCATAGTGAAAGGGTTCTGGAAATATCACGTTCAAAGTCTGCGCCTTTCGCCATAAAATTATCCTATAATTGAGTTACCGTCTACATTAGTTACTTTAAACACCTTATCCGCATTACGGGCAAGTTCAGTGATATGGGTTACTAAGATAATCTGAATACCTGTTTGCTCCGCTACCTTCTTAACGAAAGCAATAGCCCGTTCACGGTATTCTTCTGAAATCTGCTTAAAGGGTTCATCTAAGATAATAACCTTGCGAAGTGTAGGCTGTAGACAAAGGATAGATACACGTAAGGCAAAGCAGATTAAGTCCGCCAATCCATGCCCCCTAGATTCCAGTGGGTCATACCGTATACCATCCTCTTCAATATACATCTCAAGGATAGTAGTGTTTTTCTGTGGGGTAAAGGTTACACCAAAGGATATGTTCTTATCATAGAATACATCCTTTAATGCAGCAGAACACAGACTAGTTAATGAGTCCTTAATCAGGTTCTGCATCCCATCTGCTGCCTGTTGCAGGATAACTACTGCTTCTTTTGCAGTTATACTATTAAGGTCAGCAGCATCTATAGACTTTTCTAGTTCCTGCACTTGCTTATCTACTTGGTTTGCGTGCAGGAAAAGGACACGGGCCTTATCACAGATCTCGCTCATTACAAAATCCATTCTCACGGAATATGCGTAAAACATTAGCGGCGGCTGTTCTATCACGCCGCCGCAGGTACACAATCACTTCTTCTATGATTTTGTCTATATCTTTAGTGCGAGAGGAAAATGCAACTTGCTTTGAAGGCGCAGTTTGTAGCGTTTCCGATTGCATAAAGAGTATCTCCTGCAGCAAAGGGGATGGTAGGATTAAATACGGTGGTTGTTTCCGCGTTGTTGGCTGTTACCGTTGTGGTAATGGTGTTAGTAACCCGACTATCAGCACTAATATGATAGTAGACATTAGTAGAAGCAATAACCGCATTGGTAGTGCAATCGTACTGCGTCATATAGGCCAGCATACCCTGATTGTGTGCGCCTAGTGTAGCAGTAGCGTAGTTATTAACACCATTGGCATTAGCACTAGATGTCAACTTAACGCGGAATACATCAGCGGAGGCTATAGTGGCAGCAAAGATGAGACTGATTAGTAAACTCTTCATAGTTATAATCCTTTCAAAAGATAAAGTTAGTGTAGCATAAACAGTGTGATTAAGCAAGTGCCGCATTAGTAGTGTCAATCAAAACAGTTAGTTCTGCAATCTTACCTTTCAATTCAGTTTCCATAGTGGTAATCTGTGTACGTAGCGTAGTAATCACGCTTTCTAGTTCGGACGGTTCAACCCCCATAGTCTTTAACTGCCGCAGTACCTCTTCCCGTGAACCTTGTAGTACTGCAATCTTGTGGTTAATATCTGCTACCTTCTTCTTCTGTGCTTCAAATGTCTCAATATCAGTCATAACGATTACTCCTCATAGCATCCGCGTATTTTGCCTCATTTAGAACTTCCTGTGTTGCTGCTGCATCAATCACCCTGTAAATCATCTCACGTAGAGAACGTACAGTTATTGTCAGTTTACCTTTAACTATACGCTGCTTATAGGGTTTGATTGCAGTTTCCCATATATCCTGATCTGTCATTTCAGTATCTTTCTAGTGCGGTTGACTAGTTCAGTCAACTCTTTAGGGTCATCCATAGACCACCCATCTGTTTTAATAACTGTAAATCCGCCATCACCCGGCAACTGAAACTCAAGGTTTACAGTAATGGCTTCTAGTTCTTCTGTAGTGCCTAGTGTGTTGCCATCCTTTACAAAGGTAACTGATACATTACTGATTTCAGGTTTCTTACTCATGTTGCTATCTCCTTAACTCGTATCTTATGGTGGTCACCGTGCACATCAAACATCTCAACTAAACCATTAGTTAGTAAACTGGTTACTTGCTTTGTACAATGGGTCATAGTATCGTTTCGGAAATAGTAAGCATTAGGGCGATACCTGCCACGCCAAGGCATATAATGACATATAACCCCTGCTTTCATAGCAGTATATAAGTCGGTAGCTAATGGTGTGAGTTTCTTACTCATAGTGCCCCTTCTGTTTCTTCTATTGCCTTGTTTACTGCTGTTACTAGCTCTTTAGGTTTGTCTACTAAAAGTAAATCTACACTTTTCTTAAAGTCTAACTGAAATGATACCTGTTGTTTTAGTTGTTCAGCAAAGGTAGAGACAAATGCGTCTTTAGTTTGCTTGATGTACATTTCTGTACGATCAACTGCTTCCGTATCTACCTTTAGTTTAACTCTTGCCACTAGCAGCAAATCTGTATCAATAAACCAGCAACTAGGTTCATAGTCACGTTCAGTTACGGCTGTACGTACAATAGGGCCAGTGTTAATCCATACATGACTATCATCTCGCCAGTACTCAAATGCCTTATGGTTATCCCCCGTAATGACTACATTTACATCCTTATACTCCGGTTGTGTGAATAGCCATTTTACATCATAGGTGTTTGCCTCATAACCCTTTACAGGATCGGTTAGATAAACCATCCGGTGCTGAACAAGTAGGGTATGTGTGGCGGGTTCAATCACTTCACCGTAACTATACCCTCTTACGCTTAAGCCCCAAGGAGTATTAAGTAAATTCCCCTCAGTCAGTACTAGGGGACTAGCGGTAAACCTATCCATAGAATGATAAGGTAAGTCATGGTTTCCCGCAACAAACCAAATATCCAGACCACCTAAGATAGCGTTTACTTCATGGATTAACTTAAACCCAATATCCCACTCATCATACAGGTCACCTGCAATAACTAGGATAGCGTCACGTTCTTTAGCAACTGTGACAATTTGGCGCAGTTTATCCAACTGTGTTGCCATAAAGTCTTTATCCTTACGGCATACAGGTGGTTTCTCGCAAAGGTGAACATCCCCTATGGCTACTATTCGCATACTTTCCCCATATCATTCCCACAAAGCGGACATACTTTCCATTGAGTAAGTATAGTGAGTTCCGTACTTAGTAGTGCTTGCCCCTTAGCAATACGTTCAGCAGTAGTAGCAAGTTCAGTACACTTAGCAGTTAAAGCACTATGCCTTACTACCAGTTCCTGTAACTTATCCACTATACTTGTATCTATAGTTATAGACTTAGGTACAGGTTTGTTCAACTTAATTAAGCAGGCTTCAAGTTGTCTGGTCCGTTCATACCCCAGAACAATACCAGTATAATCAAAATCATCATAATGGAGTACATTTGGTATACCCTTCTTTAGTTTACCTGCTATACCAGTTAGTTGTGTAAGGTTACTTTGACTACCTGACAACCGTGTAACTGCGTCTTGTATATATGTAGTGCATACCGTACTTCTCGAATCAAACGACGCCACCGATACCAACGCACTATTGAGTTTATTATATGTTGTAGCATAAGTAACCAGTCTTTCGTATCTAGCTTTTAGTGTGCTTAAACTTGTTTCTAGCGTATCAATGGCAAGCACAAGGGATTCATTTTGCCGGAATGCGTTTAAAGCCACTTGCCGCGCCCGTAGCGGCGTTAATTGCTCCCGTAGTGTGTCCGCGTCACGGGTAGCCCTTAATGCGTTTCTACGGGCGGTTGCGACCGACTCCGACGATAACGCCATATTGCACAAACTATTGATTAGTTTAGACCGTTCGGATTCACTAATACCTAGTAGGAAATATGGACTTGCTTGTTTCTGTATACTTAATTCTGCATCTATGCGTACAGCATCCTTAACCTCATCAGGTACAGACTGTCCAAAGGCTTTAAGTACTTCACCATTAAGTTTATAGTTGTTCTTAGTGCCTTTTGCTCTACTTACAGTACAGTCATCAAACTGCACTGTAACCTCAGTCTGACTTGTGCCCTGCTTAATAAATTCAGTACCACTGGGTTTGTTTTCAATGACTAGCCGTAGTGCCCTAATGATACTGGACTTACCAGAGTCAGTCTTGCCAATAATAGCGTTCACACATGGATGGAAGGCTAAAGTAGTATCAGCATGGGACTGAAAGTTAGATAATTTAAGAGATGCTATCATAATTCCGTAGTGGTTCTATGTAGTTAAGCCGTTCGTCTCGTGTACCTGTAATCCAGTAGAAGTTAGTAAGTCTTGTCCTTGCTTGCCCTAACCAGTTACCAGTCTCTACCCAAAAGTGGTAATCAACGTCACTTTGATACTGCTTATCGGTATCACGTAACCCATCCTTCTCAATAGCGATATGCTCGTTACCTTTAAGCGGGAAGTGAAAGATTAGGTCAAAGTGACTTAGTAACTCGTATGCTTGCTCCCGCATGGACTTAAATAGTGCAAGTTCCATCGGCGTATTGGTAGCCATGTTCTTGACTAGCAAGGCTTTAGTGTAAACCATTGCATCAAATACGCACCGATCCATGATTACATTAGGTTCAGTTAGTTTTAGTTGCTGCTGCTTTACAAAGTTGAAAATCTCTAACTGGTTGTTGATCGTTCCATCTTGGTTGATTTTTAATCCCTTTTCCTTCACCATGTCCCTGTAAGTTTTAGACGGTGTGGTATAGGATGGGTGCTTAGCAATAAAATCTTTAATGAAAGTGCTTTTGCCGGTACAGTGTGTACCCATACATACTATTCTCATATTTACCTCAACTTTGCTAAATCAGTGTTGATGTCATTACCTGTCAACTCATTTCCTACGCTTGTCCACCCTAGTCTGCCTTTACGTGCAAATACTTCCAAATAGGCAGGAGGACTAATACTTTCTACCAAGTCATAGAAAAATTCAGGCTTAACAGAGTGCCCACCCTTACGAGGAATATTCCACCAATTCCTAAATGATCTTGTCTTAGCCTTTAGTGTGCCCTTACGTCCAAAGATTAGGTATTCTGTACATATACCGTATGCCCCACCTAAACCCCTACCAATAGGACTCTTTGCCCATACTAAGGTAGTAGATGGTGTAAATCCCCAACCGCGCATGATACCGAAACTATCCTCTAGGTACTTGTTAATAGTCCATAGGTAAATGTGGCTGTTATCCGCAGAAGGTAACTGTAACTTGCTAATCTCGTCTAGCGACATTGTAGGATATACTAAATCACGGGACGGTTGATTAGGTTTATGTAAAGAGGCTGGCCCCGCTTTGACTTTCCACGGTGGGTCTATTACGATTGTTTGAAACATAGATAGGCAACCTTTGTTGTGATAGTTCAGTAATTATACGTTTCTTAGCTTTTTCAAATGTAACAGAATCCTGCTCAATGCCTATGAACTTACGGTTATTGGCTAGGCAGGCAATCCCTGTGGTGCCGCCGCCCATGCAGAAGTCTAAAACGATATCGCCTTCGTTACTATAATCAGTAACTATATTGCACATCATCCCAACAGGCTTACCACCACCATGTACTATTTCGGATGGTTTACCTTCATAACTGCCCGGTAGTGTACCCCATTTATGTTCTTTAGCCGTCCGGCTTACTATTAGCCAGTCTGTCCAACTACTAGGGCCATCACCACATAGCCTTACTGAACGCCCCTTCATAACACAGGGTAAAGGTGCAAATACATACCGTTTGATTGCTTGTAATTCTGCTTCCCACTCTCTAGCCAATGTATGATCGGTTAGGATACATACCCAACCTTTAGGCGGCAGCAGTTTACATAGGGCATTGACTTCCGGTTTACCCCATGCAGTATAACTTAGTACGTTACGGTATGTTTCATCATAACCCGGTCTAGCACCTTCATCATGCCCATCATGAGTACGGCTACTGAATGGTGGGTCGCTTATTACTACGTCACAATCAAACTTACCATAGTCAAAGCAACTACAGTTATATAGTTTGATATTGCCATCTTCACTTTGCCAAGTCGGGGTCATTAGCGTCCTTTATAAGCTACCATACACCGGAAGTTAGGGCAGTCAGCACACTTAACGTCTACAGGCAATTTAAGACAAAACTCACATAGCATGTTAGAATTAGACCGTTTACGCAATGCCTTAAAGTTAAAACAGGTTTCCGCTTTCAGTAACGCACAATTATTAGCATGTTTACAAGGTTTAGTGTCATGTGGACATACACCCTTACGCAGAAACCTTTGCTTCATTTCTGCTATACCTTGTCTACAAGCATCATACTCAATAAGCGGGACGGCACCAATATAGTCAAATGCTATACCTTGCCGTCCGCGATCTAGTACAGTTTCAGTTTCTTCTTCCTCTGGTAGTTCTATATCTAGCATGAGTTACTTTCTACTATACCATGTAGGATCAGGAAGTTTAGCTGCTAGGTTAATAATGAACTCCGTTATACTTGGTGAAATAAAGATGAAAATACAAGCAAGTACATAGAGTACAAGTTCTAGCAGAGCCATAATCGGCCATAACAAAAGACGAAACATATCAACCCCCGTACTTAGGACTCCGACCCTGTAAAACCTTGTCTACAATAGATGTTTCAATTTCGCCCCATGTAGTAGCAACTAATTGTGCAAGGTCTTTCTGCTTACCTTGCTTTTCAATTTCAGCAGCAAACTTACGGGTAGCAACCTTAATGCCCCAAGGCTCATAAACTAGACTATGCCCTTCCGTCTTAATCACACCTTGTTCTAGCAGGAAGTCAATATTAGCCTGTGTGTTGTCAATGCCATAGATATAGTTGATTGGGAACGTAACAGTACACCGCGCACCTACCAACCGTGAACGCCGTTGCAGGAACTTAACCTGTACACCTACCGGATGCAGGTCTTTATCTACCTTGATTTGACCACCAGACGATAACCATACCTCAAGCGAACTCTGGAACCGTACTGCAGAACCACCAGATACAGTTTTCTTCTCAAACGACATAGGATCAATGTTATCCCGTGTCTGCTGAATAAGGAACAGGTTACTATTAGTCTCAGCCAATCCGTCTACAATAGACTGCATAAGCAAACTGCTTGCCTTAGCAGACGCCATACCCATAGACTTCTTATCTTTATCATCTACGATAGACTTAATGAAAGCAAGATCACTTTCAGGCCGTAGTCCAGTAAAGCTGTCTACTACATAGATAAACGGACGCTTTTCTTTCCGTGATTTAACCACACAGTTATTGAAATGCCGGAAGAACTGTTCAGTAGACTTGCCATTAGAATAGTCAAATGGTGGTTCTAGTGCCTTCTCAGCAAACTCTTTACCAAACATCTTAACGTCATCATAGAAGATACCGTGTTCAATATCGTCATGGATGTAGAACTTAGCATCACCATACTTATAGAAGCACTCTGCCAGTATGGTACGCCCTAGAAACGACTTACCCGTATCAGAATCGCCTACAACACGGGTAAGCATACCCTCTTCCACAAACCCATCAGGATTGCCAGTACATGCTAGATTAATTAATGTAATGCCAGAAGGTATCAAATCCATATTATTCCTTATTAACTACTGCAAACATATCGCGGATGTCGGATAACAACTCATGGCGTGTAGTAGAAGTTGAGTTACGTGCAAACTTACGTTCTACCAAGTCAATATACATGGTAAACCCGCCATCATCACCCATGTAAAACTCATTCCATACTGCTTTAGGTAGCATACCCTGTACGTCTAGTTGCTTTAGGGCTAGGTTATCAAAGCTAATAACACGGAACCCCTTAGCAAGTGTCATCAGTTCTTGCTTTAGGATGCCAATGTTTGCATCAATACTGTGGTCAGTATAGTAAACCTCTCCACGCCGGAATTGCTTATACCCTAGCACCAATACTTTAAGGCCATGCCCCATCAGACGTTCATAGTCAATAGTAGGCGTGATACCGGCAATCGTGTGAATAACTGCATTAGGGAAATGCTTAATTTTCGCAAGAAACGCATCTGTTGGGACGGTAACAGATATGCCTAGTCCGTAAATCAACTTCTGATGAGTAAGGTCATGTAGATATAGACGATACAATTCAAAGTGATGTTGGTTTACGGTTAGATTACAGATAATGCTACGTGACTTACACAGTTCAAGTAGGTCGCGTAAATCAGGGTGTGATAAAGGATTACCACCCCCAATAGCCAACTCGGTATAAGGAGCAAGACTATTCAAGAACGTAACAACATCAGTATCTAGTACCGCATGTTTACCTTTAATGGTAGAGTCCTCATGGCAGTACGGACACCCAAGATCACAGTAGTTTGTAATCTTCATGTCTATACATTCAGGGAATGCGGGTTTGAACACCTCCACATCCCCCTCACGTACCTTAGTCCCATCATCATAGATAGAGACTGTGTAATTTCCATTCTGATAGGAACTAAGTAGTTTCATAATTATTACCAATCGTTTCCGTACTTGCCAAATGCGACCATCTTATCACCGGAAGGTGTAGTGAATGACTGTTCAAAGGTTTCTAGGCAATCATCCCCGTTATTATACTGTTTATACGATTGGACTTCATCATCGTCATCATCATCGTCATCCGCATCCGCATCCTCAACTACAGTAGCAGGTTTAGTAAGTTCTACAAGTTCTTTACTACCCCGATTGTATGCTAACGTACCTGCCTTAAACTTAGCGTACTCTTCTGCGGTTACAATAGTCAAACTATGTGTAGAACTGCTATTGGTTTCAAACACCGACATTCTTACTTGTCTCATACTATCTCCTACATGTTATCATTACTAATCTTAACCGAAACATGGATTATGCGGGGGGAAGGAATTGAACCTTCACTGACTCTGGTTATAAGCCAGTCATGCTGCCATTACAATATCCCGCAATAATAAAAGGGGCTGCGCCTACCTTAGAACAGCTAGGCAACCTGTATCAGCAAAGGGAATACCAGCCCCAATCTATCCCCTCACTATTATCGCACAAAGATAGGGTAATACGCTGTAATGCCCTTAGTTTTCTCAACCGTAAGCATTGCCTGTTGTGGTGGTTCAAACTCATGGTTAAGCCCGTTAGGACTCATACCTAGTGTAGAACCAACTGCCAGATAACGCTTTAGGTACTCGGATGTATGCAAGTGCCCAAACGCGGTCATATCGGCATGTCTAGCTTCATTCCAGATTTTGATTTGCCGATTAGCAGGAACCGCAATACCCCCTACACCGCCTTTGTACCTGATACCTTCATCACCATGCGTCAACCGCCATGTAAGGCCATTAGGATGCCTCTTATCCATGCCAAACGCAAGGTCAATGTAGCTATGGATACTTTCGGAGATGTTAAAGACTAGCCGTGTTTCCCCAAGGTGTTTATAGTACCGTTCTACATACTTGAAAATCAGCCATTCAAGACTATGCTTAGCACGGTTAGATTTCCGCTTTTCTTTACCTGTAATACGGCTATGATTACCGTCTACTGAATTGACATAAACCTTACTAAACTCACCGTATTTCAGAATGTAGTCAAGACTAGAGATAATCAAGTCAGTAACAAACAAGGCTTCTTCTAGGGGGGAACCTGCATTACCTTCAATCTGATCAGGCCATAGATGCCCACTCATTAGGTCGCCTAAGAAGTTCACCATTGCTACATTAATTGTAGTAAGTGTGCGCCTCTCATTAGTCAACTTAACAAATGCCTTAGTAGCAGTTTCTATACTGTCACGGCAAATAACAGGATTGTAGGCATTGAGACCATTGACTTCCTGCGGACGTACCTGCTCGTATGCGTGCCAGTCTGCATAGAACATTGCAGCCAGTGATTCAGACTTGGAGTGTGCAGTTGTTGGTTCAATAATAGAAGGGGCAGTAAACTGGGTTTCAAGTACTGAAATGAACTCATGGTTAGCCTTGTACTCTTCAAACGCTGCCTGAATACCAGTTCGCAGTTCCTTTTCCGCTTCGTACTGCCTACGGTAGTTACCAGTGACAGGAATAATAGGTGAAGTCGTTACAGGTGTTGTCTTACCCGTTACAGGAATATCCACAAAGGTGTCACGGCAACTAACAATACGGTCTACCGCAAACCGACTAAGACCAAACTGCTTAGCAACCTTGCGGATACTACCACACTTCATATAAGCGGCTGTTACTTGTGTATTAAGTGTACTCATTAACTCCCTACGCATACAAGGTTAAACATATCGTCTACCGACATATTAAGGCTAAACAATGTCTGCCCATGATAGACGCATACGGTAACATCCATATCGGTATTACGGTAGATAGCAATTTCTAACTGCTTATCCGCACCATAAAACTTAATACAACGTACACGCTTATTCGTAGAACTTAGACGATGCCAACCTGAAACCCAACCAGTCTTAGTGTTTTTAGTCATTAAAATCTTTCAAGAGTAAGAGGGTGCAACCGTATGGGGAAGGAGGTGGGGGAGGAACCATACGGTTGCACCGGAGATGTTAGAAGTCTAGGTCATCAGCATGGGCATTTGCAACTGCACCCTCTGGTTCAACGGATGGTGTTGCCTTTGGCACAACTGCCGTCTTAGCAGGAGGTGTCGTTGCAGTTACAGGTGGTGCATCAAAGTCAGGTGACACTGTATCCTCTGCCTTTGTGGTGATAGCCCCATCCATAATGCGCTCAATCTCTTCCGCACTAAGTTCAATAAGGATAGCGTCAAGGTCTTCCGCCTTATCCATAATTTCTTTAGGAATAGCATTAGCCTTAACAAACTTCACTGAACCAAGCTGCACGCTCTTGGCAAACGTACCTGCATCAAACCGGCATGATAGCATCACACCACCAGCACACGGGTTGACGAAGTTCTCAGACCCTTCCTTAATGTTTTCTGGATCGTTAGCCTCTTGGAGCAACTTCTTACCAAACAGATGCGTACTGACATCCATCAGTTTGAGTGTCTTGTCATTGTGGTCGTAAACATTAAACAACTCACGCTCCCTAGCCCAGAGGTTCTCATAAACCTTCTTGTCAACACCTTCCGCTTTCAGTTTAGCGACAAGGCTACAAGCAGGGCAAGGCTTACCAAAGTTACGCATAAGACAAGGAACACGGACTTCCTGACCAGTAGGGCCGATACGGTGCGCCCAATAACGCCGCTTGTACCACTGTGAACCAATCTCTTCACAATCGGGATTATTACGGGGATTCGTTACAACATACGGCACAATGCGGATATTTGTACGCTGCCCGTCAGGTGGTGTCAGTACAATCTTTAGATTCGGTGTTCCCTTCTTAGCTTTCCACGCCTTGTTAAACTGATTGCCACCGCCACCTTCCATCTGTGTCTTAGCTGATGCACGCATTCTTTCCATGATAGTCATAATAGTTTAGCCTTTAGTGTTTAGTTGTTATGTTTTAGTTGTTATGTGAGATTACAGTTCGTCGGTAGATTCAAGTATTGCAAACAGATCGGCGGCTGCAGAGTCTAGCTCCTGTTCAGCCTCCTTAGTAACTTGTGTCGCTTCATTATAACGTAGAGCAGCGTCTGCATACTTGATTTTAGCTTTTTGTAGTTTAGTCATATTTATCCCTTACAGTTTATCTTCTTGTACCTTGTTTGCGTGTTCAGTATTAGGTGCATTAGGAATGTTAAAGTCAGCCACACCAGACATACGCGCCTTCATAAGTGATTCTAGCATAGACCGTTTCTGGTCAATAGCGTATGTGGTTTGTGCTACCATCTTACGCATAGCAGCAATAGCAAGTTGATCCCTAATTGCTGCCTTGTACTGCGGATGTGAACGGTAAACCGATTCAACAATCTGCATATTACGGTGACGGCAGTTTTCTAGGAACGCCTTGGGGTTATCCTCAAAGGCAATAACGATCTTGCTGCGGATTGCCTTAGCCCGTTCATCAGCACGTAGTTCAAGATGTTCAAGACGTGCGATAAGTGCAGCATACTTAGCGGACACTTCCGGCAACTTAATACACTGATTCACAATATCGCCAGAAATCTGCAAGTCCCGCTTAATCTCTGCCTCAAGTGCCATAAAGTCAGGATCAGCTACTTCCGTATACTTGTTTAGTGATTCAATTTCTGAAATGGTGGGCATTGTTGATACAAGTGACATAATTTATAACCTTTTTCGTGTCGTAAGTGAATACCTTACATAAGATAACGATTTTCGATTGTCGATCTTGCGCTTTTATTTGTTAGATTGGTCTTGTAAAAATCCCCCCAAAATTAAAGGCCAAAATAGGAAAGTCACTAGACACTCTACAAACGTGTTCTTTGTGGGGTTTAGTGCCAGTCCTACAGTAAACAAACCAAATGTAAACCAGATTGCTAGGAATAACGTCATATCACAAATCCGTCCTATCCCAAGGGTCCACTTTAGAGTAACCACGCGAACTTTCTTTATGTTTTTGTTCTACCCACACTTCTAGACACCGCAGGTCGCAGAAGTCCCTATTCTCTACCTCAAATTGCGTATATCCCATTGGCCTATTTACGCCAGTACGGGTTCTGAATGTAGCTGTTAGTCCAATGATAGCAGGAAAGGTAATTTCCTTCTTACAGTTATCACACTTAATTTTCTCGTCTTTCATACTTATCCTTTCAAGTCAACCCATGCGCGATAGCAAGACAACGTAAGCCCTGCGTTGCCAGTATCATAGTAGTTACGTTCAAAGTGTGTGGCAACTACAACGGCTGCAGCACTATCCTTTTTAAGCAATACGGCACGCATATACCCTAGTACCGCACGCCTAACTGCTTCTGGTTCAACACTTAAAGTTGAAAGTACATTAGCAATAGGCATCCATTCAGACTTCTTAATTAGTAGACGGCACAAGTCAATAGCAACCGTTTCTACGTCATTAGAATAACCTGCTACTTTAAGCTGTTCCTCTTCCGACAACCCAATCACCTTTTCAAGCATGGTTAGTGCGCGTCTAGGTGAATTGTAAGCAGACTTGGCAATATGCTTAATGACAGCATCAGTAATTGTAATCTGTTCCTTAACACAAACAGACTTTACCAGTGATTCAAGTGTTGTTTCATCTAGTGGTTCTACCGGAATGATAATCATGCGCGTTTTAAGTGCTGCATTGATCTTACTGGCATCTGTAGTTGTAAAGAACAGGTAAGTATGTTCGGGACAGTTCTCTACTGGTTTGAGTAGTGCCTCCTGTGCATCTTGCGTGAGACGGTGGGCCTCTTCAAAGATGTATGCCTGTGAACCCTGTAGTGGCACATACTGTAGTGCTGCTGCAAAATCACGCACAGAATCAATACCACGATAATCAGCACTATTCTGTTCAATGATGTTCTGAACCTTAACCTCCGCAGCCATGATATAGGCTAGAGTAGTCTTACCGCACCCTGCTGGCCCTACAAACAAGAATGTATGCGGACGTGATTCTACAGGCTTAGCGATAATGCTCTTGAGGGTTTCCTTGCTATTATGATTGCCTAGAATCCCGTCAAGTGTTGTTTCCCGATATTTACGATATAGTTCCATAGTTATTCCTAGTCCATGAAGCGTTCAAAAAACCTTGAATATGCCCTAGCAGATACTTCTACCCCATCCGCATACGCAACAAGCCGTAAGTTCATAGTACCATAAGGGGTAGAACATAGTGCGTGCAGTGCGGTACCAAACGAAGCACATACACTAATTTTCTTAGTGTGTTTATACTTATATGGGTCTTTTGATAACTCGCACGTAAAACTTTGGTCATCACCTTCCCACCAAAGGTATCTGCCGTCTATGTGGCGTACTCGGTAGGTGAGTTCCATAGTTATTCCTTATCATTATACATGTAGGTTTGAAGCACATCTACACACTCTGCTGTGGTTAGGATGTTTTTCTTAACCAGAACAGCCATGAGCCGTCCAATAGCACGGCTATTATGCTCTGCACGCTGTTCCACCGTTTCTACAGCCCCTATATTGTCAAAACATCTATCCCCACGCAACAGGTATTCCGCACACGCTGCCATAGAGTCGAATGCTAAAGGGCGACTGACACTAGGGTCGTTAATGGTAACTTCCATAGTTAAGACCCACTTTCTTTTTCTAGTGTTGGCAGTTCGTGAAATGCAAATGCACAGGTCCTAAGAACACCATTATTATCTACATAGTCACACTGCAACTCCGGTATAACACGTCCGGTAGCGGAAATATCGGAGTGCCCAGTTACTAACATCTTTAAGCCAAGATACCGGAATGTCTCACCCTGATTACGAAAGGCAATCAACTTATTAATCTGGTCAAGTTTCCAGTCTACTTTAGTTGTTTGTACTTTTGGTATCCGTTTATATGCCCACCACATAGTTATTCCTTCCCATTAAGGCAGCACTTCTTCCACTTCTTACCACTACCACAAGGGCAGACTTCATTACGCCCAACCTTGTCATACCCACGTTTCTGCGGATACAACTTTGGTAGATGTTCCTTATACAGTAGATAATCCTTATACAACCGCCTATCTGACTTCTTACTCATTAGTCTTGCCCCTCATCACACAAATCACGTAAAATACTTAGTGCCATTTTCTCTAGTTCTTTCTTAGTAATCGCAACAGAATGGCTGAATTGAAATGGTGTCCACCATGTCTTACCGTTATCCTCACTATGCCATACCGCGCCTCCACGAAACTTACCTGCGTTTAGTTGGTTACTCATCCCGTTTCCCCTTTGGTGATTCATCCCCGACTATGGTCTTTTTGAAATAAGTACGTGCAGCACAATGGTATACAACAACACCTTCAGGATTCATAAACGGAATTGCCTTACTGCCATTAGCTTTTAAGTAATCTAGTTGCATTTCAACTACATAAGAGGAAAATAACCCTGTATACAACACGGGCACTACTGAACAACAAGCAGGCGGTGGTGTTTCAGCATTCCATCTTGCGGTATTAAACAGGCTAAACCGCTTATCAGGTGCGCCGTATCCACGCTGAATACCTAGACCCCACCATTCACCAAAGTGCCTACCGGGGCCAAGTTGCATTAACTCGTCCTTATGCGCGTGTGCCCAACGGCTGAAACCATAGTTATCATCTTCCGGTGTAATCCAACGGTTACGACTACCTGTTAGAAACTCACCGTCCTCGCCAATGAAAATACAACCTGAGGTGCCGTCGAGTTTTTCAGTAATGCAACAGTCACGGGAGAGTCTTGGTATTTTTTGAAAAGCAACAAACTCTGTCATATCATAACCTCACTTAGTTTTACCCACAATGCGCACACAAAATCATCTGCGGTTGCTATGTCCCTATCAGCAAAACACTTGCCCTCATCAGTTGGTTCATCAGGGTCGTCATCACCCATATATGCACGCCACGATACCCAATAATCACAGGTTTTACAGCATTTAATTGGCTCCTGTGCGCCCATCATAACCTCATTATATCGTTGCTAACCAAATCTCTATCTACAAACCGGACATACTCATACCCAGTTAATCTACTTGCTTCTTTAGCTGTTAGGTATTCAATCGTACCACCTAACAGGTATTCCCGTCTATCCCATATCGCTTTAGCGTCTAACTTAAACCCTTTAACACAAATATCGCCCTTGTCAGGTGTACTTACTATCAAACCACCAAGCCAGTCATCTGTACCTTCAACCTTCTTAACAAGTACCTCTTTGACAACTCCGGTACACACTACCCGCAATTCATATTCTAGCCATGCCTGTTGTGATAGTGCGGCATACTTCTGTGAATAGAATGAAGTTGGGCAGCGAAAGTATACAAATTTGTTATGTTTCGCTACCAGACTTAGGTCTGACTCACTGTTTAGTACCGTGATAGTAGGTAACTGTATGTTATGTAGTCCTGCTATTTCCTTGCTTAGTGTAAAGATACGGGATAGCAGGTTATTGTTAAAGGTGAACGGGTTTACCAAGTCATAGGCATAAAAGATACCATTACTTAGTATACCGTCTGCGCCTATAGGTAAGTATTCTTCTAGGTAGTCGGTATGCTCGGTGTTGAAAGGTACACGCTTTTCAGTAAGTAACTTACCCCCATTACTGAAACAGCGTGTACCCCCATGATACGCAAACGCTAAAGTAGGAAACACCACCTTAGCCAGTGTATCAACACTGATGATAGGCATAGGTGTTCTAAGATAGAGTTTAGTGCGTGGTTTCATCGTCAAGCAGTTCGTCTAGGTTCTCTACTTCTTTACACAAGTCACGCCATAGTTTAGTCTCTAGTGGCGTGATAAGATCACTATCCTTGGTGCGGGATGCCCATTCCCGTTCTGCATTAATGGCGCGGATAAGCCTATTGATTTCGTAGATTTCGTGCATACTTATCCCTCAATACCTAGTGCGGATAGGATTTGGCGAAACTCGGTAAGGGATACATTATCTTCGGGTTCGCGCCCAAAAAGCATGTACCAAGTGTCATTATCAACTACACCGGCTGTTTTACTGTAGTCATTAATACGCCGCAACTTATCTTTAATAGGTTGTGGAATGATGGGAATTTCAGTAATCTTGTACTTAGGTTCTGGTACTGGTGCAGGTGCGTTAAGCGGGTTAGCTAACCGTTCAACACGATCCAGCAACGAATTAAACATCTCATTGTTAATAGTTGTATCCATAATTATCCTTTACTTAAACAAGAACGTCCACGGTGACGCATTAGGAAACCGCTGATGATAAACATTCCATTTGATTGCCACACAACCACCAATCAAACCTACAACCAAAGCCACAACTGCAATATAGGCAAACCACAAACCTACATTATTCCAAAACTTTTTCATTCCTGCCCCCTGTTATCGTATACAGCCCCTGACGGGTCAACGTATACCTTACCAATATCACACAGTTCATGATTAACTGTAATAGTACGCGGCCCACGAACAGTGATAGAGTGTGCTGCTAAGTATGCTATAATCGCGGTAGCGACTTCACCACCAGTTAGGTAAATACTAGTACCACCTGTGGATGTAAGAGCCTTGTGTTGTTCAATAGTCATCCTTTATACTCCTTCTTTTCAAACCATGATTTACCGGGTGGTGACACTTCAAACTCAATTTCAATAGGCACAATAATCCATTTCCATATTTCACGGAGTCTAGCAACACCATCAATGTACAGTTGCCGGTATGCCGCTATATCGTCAGGGTGGACTATAGCCACCACACTATCGTGAATCTGCAGGAACAACTTAGCACGGATGCCGGTGTCCTTTAGTTTAGATAGTATGTAACAGCAGAGCCATAGGTTAATGTGTCCACTGTCCCCCTGAATAGGTGTATTTATCGCCTGATTCCTTGACAAAGGCCCCGGCCTTCTGAATCCAGTATACAAGTCTACGAACCCAAGTTGTAAGTAACTGTCCCATTGCCGCTCCTTCCATCGTTGATAACCGGGAAACTGTGTATTCCACATGAAATCATCAGTTTCCTGCGCCAACCTAGTAAAGTCCTCTACCGTTGTAATCCCTATGTCAGATAAGTGTGTAAGTACTGGTTTACCGTCTAGCAACTTAGGCTCTTGTAGTTGTAGTTGTTTCCAGATAAACGGCCCTGTCAACTTCCAATAACTACCATAGAAAGAACCAAAGGTATAGCCCTTAGTAATACTCCGCAAATCCTTACTGATTAGTGCTAGGTCTACATTGTAGAGGTGTTCCCCTAAATCCTTGTGCATGTCCAACTTAGGATTAGATACGTATGCTATCAGGTTAGGGTCTTGCGTATGACAGGCAGCACCAGCTACTTCACACCCCTTCAAGTCCGCTTCTACAATACACCATTCAGGATTCTGCGGGATAAACAAATCACGGATGTACTTAGCGTATTCTTTATCAGTCTTACTGATGTTTTGCAGATTAGGCTTAGTGCAGGATGTCCTGAACGTCCGTGCTGCATTTAACTGCATCTCGCAATGCAGTAACCCATTCTCATCCATCTCCCTGTTAATCTGTGCATAGTATGTACCTATGATCTTGTTGAACTTCTTAACACGGATATATGAGTCTAGTCCCTCAATACCTAAATCAGTAAGTGCCTCTTCGTCAACTGTTTCCTTATCCTTACTTGTAAACTTTGTCGGAGTATTACCTAGTACATCGAATAGGATATGACGGAGTTGAACGTCCGACCCTAAATCGGTAGTATGCAGGAATATGTTATACCATTCCTTATAGATAGGTGTGGTTTTAAACTGTGTGATTGCTTCTTGCCGCTTAGCTTCTATTTCCGGTAGATACACACCCATTAACGCCTTGTCAATGGCAATGCCGTTGCCTTCCATCACGCTAAAGGCACGCGCTACCTTGGTAAAGAACTCAACCCCATAGTCAAAGCCCCGTCCTAGTGTGTTTCTGCGCGAGCAAAGGGTATCCTTCTGGTAAAGGTACAAATCATATTCTAGGTACGAATCAATACCGCAATAAACATGTAATTGTTTCTTATCACATTTATGGATACGGTTGAAGTCGTTAGATGTTTCAGCCTCTAGATAATGATGTACTGCCCTGCTATAATCGTCCACACCAAATTGAAGCAATGCCTGAAACTTTAGGCCACTGGCACTATTCGGATTAACGCAATGCGCCCCAATACAAGTATCCCAAATCCAACCCTTTACTGGTGTTTTAAGCCGCTTCCGTGTCCACCGATCCTCCATCTTAATGTTATGGGCGATCTTCTTAATGGTTTCGTCGGCTAGTACCTGCTTCCACTTCGGAAGTACGGTATCAGTTAATTCAAAGACTACCGCATAGTTATCAATATCAGTACGTACAGATACACATACGATCTCATGTCCCTTATTATCAGGCTTTAGCCCTGTGGTTTCATAGTCAAATGTTATGACACTACCATCATGCAGGCGGTCTAGGTAAAACAGTACCTGCTTATCAGCAATAATCTTGACACGAGAAGGCAAATCTGAATAATCGCGCCACTGCTTTACTGTCTTAATCTGTGCAAGGTCTTGTTGGATGTAACGCCACAGTACACCTGATTCAGTACCAGTACAGGGTGCCATTAATGGGTACGTGCAGATAACATTAGTATGCAGTGTCTGATCTGGTGTTACGGTACCACGCCACACCTCAACCGTACAACCCTTATCACAACGGTTAGAATAGATAGCGGTAATAGCAGGCGAACCAAACAGTACAGTAAAGTCAGGTTTTAGCTGCTTAATAGTTTGGTACAGGTTATAAGAGCAACATTCTGCAGCATGTACTAGGTTACTGTAACTAATAGGCTCTTTAGCAACCGCACAATGCGCTACCGGAATGTAATAAACCGTATAACCTTCTAGCAAATCCAGAATCGGCTTAATAAACTCGGTAGTAACCGGAACCTTCATCATGTGGGCATAATCGGATACTGCCCCACCAATAAGTAAAACTGTCTGATTCCCCTCCTGAATTTTATACGGCTGGTCGTACTTCGTACCAACATTGCTCAAGGGACACTTACCGCAATGTGGTTTTGAAGGGACACTAGTTTGTATTGCCGCAATATCAAAAAGGAAATCAGACATGGGAAGTTACCTACTCTTTGTTGAAGCTAAACTAGCCCAACTATTCATATTAGCTTCTGCGCGTCTACCGGCTGTATAAGCGGCTTCAATGCACGCATCAAAATCATCTTTACTCATGGCATAGAAGTCAATAGTATGTATCTCGTTATACTTAGCTTCGTCTCTAGTAACAGTCACAAAGTTACCGGTTACAAGTACCTCCGCAGTATCCTTACATAACGCACTTGCTACCTCATACCTGAATGATGTAGTGTTTTTAGATGCCTCTGCAAGTCTACATGTGGTTATGTAACGACCAACAATATGCTTACCGGGTGGTGTTAATGAGAACATAAATTACCTAAATAGGGGGGACAATGACGGCGGCGGTTGCTCAGGCCTGTCGCTTACCGACTACCACAGACAAGACTATTAACGGGTGACTTCTTGCGCCGTCTCACTTACCCATCGTCTGACCGTCATCGTCCCATAAACTCTTACGTAGTCTTATAATTAGAACTTTTGAACAGCATACCCGACAGGAAGGCAATGCCCCAACCCTGTAGATATGTGATATGCGGTGTAATAACTGCTGACTTAATTAGAACCGGAACTAGCCAATTCCACAGTAGTGCTACAATCCAACCAGTAAGTAGTGAAACCGCAGCGATAAGCACCAAACCACCAACCAACACACTTAGACCTGTAATAACTTTCATAGTACCGTACACTTTCCATGTTCACAAGCAACATCAATACACAACTGAATCAACCTATCCTTAGCATTAGCCTCATCATCTGACAACTCTTCTGAATCATTCAACACAGAAATACAGTCCTCCATATCAAGTACCGTATTCTGAAACCTACAATAAGACATGTTACTCATAGTCACCCTTTCAAGAAGACCGGCGCATAACTGCCAGTGCCCGTGTTAAGTCCATAGACGTTCTGCGTAATGCCCCACACTCGCGGGGTGCGGTAACGTGATAGACATTATCACCTGAACCCCATGTTTCTTTTTGCGCTTCTTCCCGTGCTTTTGCTGCTGCGATAAATCGCTTAGCTTCCGAAACAGCCTTATTAATAAACTCCGTAGTCATAATTACCTCAAAGTGCCCGGCTATACGGGCGTCAATAGACCATTCCCTGTACGTCTACAGGGCGATACTGGTAGACATGCCAGTCGCCATTATGAGCATAATCATTGCTGACTAGGGGCTCGCGGTCAAAGATAAAGTGCCCCCGAATTACGCGTACATCTGCCGGACGTAGATAGCGGTGTAACCCGGATTACACGTATTCTACTCTGCGCAGGTAGAGGCGCGGGGGCAACAACTTACGAGATACGCATAGGCATAATAACAATCTTGCCGTCATCCCGATTAGACACAATAGGCCCAAGTGCATTAGATATATGCAGGGTGCTATTCACATTAAAGGCATACACCATAAAGGTAGGATTAACAGTTACGGTAACTACACCTGTAGCGGATACCGGAATAGTCTCGGTATAGTCTGCACCCTCTTCATTACTAGCAGTAATAGTACATTCAGTATCCTTAACTTCCATCTTAATAGCACCACTATTAATGAGCATCGCCCGTTTCAGGTACTCGCTAATGTTATCTGGGAAGCCAACCTCAATGTACGTATCATCAATAGTAGGAATAACCTGCTTGTAGTTAGGATACACAGCATCAATCATACGGCCAGCAAGCAGTACACCCGTAGCCGTTTTGAAGGCAATGTAGTTATTGTCAATAACATACTCGGTAATGGTTTCGCCCTTTACCAGTGAAAGGAAGGCGGGCAACAGGATAACATCCTTACCAATACCAGTTTCCCCAACCGTAACCAGCGACAACCGCCGACCATCAGTAGCAACCATATCCTTATCAGACAGGAAGATACCTTGCAGAACCATACGGGTAGCGTCATTGCTGATATAGGGTGCAGTAACACCATAGCAATCCATAAACCGATCACTATCGAACGGGAAGGGTGCTAACTTGCTATCATCCATCTTAGCCCAAGGCAGTTCCCCCTCAATCATAGCAAAGCGACCACGCGCCTTACCAAACTTGATTACTAGACAGTTATCAGTAATCGCCATGTCTACGGTTTCGGAGGTCATGCTCTTTAGGAAAGCAATAACCTTCTTAGCAGGCACTAGCCCCTTGAAATCTGTAACGAATGGCACAGAGATAAAGCGGTCTAGGTCTGTTGCCACAATCCGTTCGCCCGTAAACTCTACACAGGACAGCATAGCCATAGTAGACGGGCCGATAACAGGTGCAACAGTGTTGAGTGCAGTCAGTAAAGTCAAACGATTGATAGTCATAGTTATTCCTTAGCCTTAATCATTACGTATGGATTGCCAGTTTTCTTAAATGCGTTAATTTCAGGATGTGCTACTGCATAACCTGTAAGTCCCTTACCATCCCATGATGTTTTGCCTTTGCATGGAATAGCCTGTAGGTCAGTACCGGATACCGTTTCATTTAGTTCAAGTACAGCCTCCTTGACTTCCGCATCGAGTGTAGCGACAACCTGTGATAGTGCTGTGGTGTTTGCACGCCAATCAACAATTACCGACAGTACACCAGTACCGTATTCCGCAACAAGTCTTTCAGTCAAATTGTCATTTGCGTTTTTAACTTGTTCCTGTAACTTGCTTAGTGCGTCCAACTTGTTTTTAATAGTTTGTGCGTTCATTGTGTCCCTTTTCCCCTTACATAAGATAACGATTTTCGCTTGCCGATCTTGCGTGTTTATTTGTTTGATTTAGGTTTTATCTACAAGTGCGTTCTTTAGGTGAATAAGGGTACACTCATCTCCAACCGCTAAATGTTTGCTTTCCTTTAGTGTAGTACATATAGCGGTCTCTAGTACCTTAATCCTCTGCTTAAGTTTCGATGATGGGATAGCTAAATGAGTAAAGTTAATCCTATTCCATACAGTATCAAATGTATCACCTTCTATAAACATATCACGGAATGCGCACCAGTGGTTATGCCCCTCTGAGGATTTTGCCCAAAAGAAAGCATTTTCCAATGCCCATTTATCAGAAGCTACTACTTGTTTTGCTTCAGGAATCCCGCACCAAGTCGGGCTATAATTCCTAAGCAACTTGCGCCGAAGTCTACGACTCTTAATGCCCTTGAAACATTCTAGTATAGTCATATTATTTCCTTTTCAAAACATTCTTTAGGTGAATCAGTGTGCAGTTCTCCCCATCTGCTAACCACTTGTTTTCCCTAATCGTCTTACGGATAGCGGATTCTAGTTGCTTAATACGGGCATTCAAATCCCCACCATACAGTTTAATCCATATCTGGTCTAGTGAAGCACCTTCGTCTACATCAGCAAAGAACAAATCAGCCCAGTACGGATATCCTTCCGGCGACTTAGACCAGATAAACCCGTTTAGTAATGCGCTTCCGTCAGTACCCTTATACGTGTTAGCTGTCCTAGTTGCGTATGCCCTATTATAGTTCTTAACTAGTTTAGACCGCAATGTCGTATTCTTAACCGCCTTGAACCTTTGTAGTATAGTCATCTCATTTCTCCTTTACCCTACGCCAAAATGAACCCCTTACAAACCTACCTGCTTCATACCCTTGCAACAACACTACCTCTTTATGAATATCAGGGCTTTTACCCCGTGCCATGATACAGGCAGTACGGGCAATCCTAAACCGCTTTTCTAGCGGTGTTTGCGATAGACTAAATACGGCAGTTGCGTGATCAAGTTTACGTTTATCTTCACCTACCTGTACTGCGCCAATACTAGATACTTCAAACCCCGACCTATTGGATTGGGTAACTGTAAGTAAACAGATTGGGTAAACATTACTTAGCTTACGTAAATTCATCCATCGTGCATTTTCCTTATGTCTTTGCTCTACGCTATTATCACCTTCTTCTTTACCCATAATATCGGCATAGTCAATAACTACAACGTCAGGCATCCATCCCTCGTTATCCCGACAGTGAATTAACTGCCGTTCAATCTCCTGTGTAGTTAGCGTATTGTTGGGGTAGATTTTTACACGAAACTTAGTTTTACCGTTTCGCCGTTTACTAATCTCCTTGTGTGCGTTTAACCCCTGCCAACCCTTATATTGGACATCATGCGGTTCGTAGGTGAAAGTAGGCACCCAGTCCACGCAATGCCGACAGTTGGCACAAGCGGCGTAACCGGGCGGTATGGTAGCCATGAGTGCCTCTGCACTATCACACTCCTTCATGGAATCTTCAACAGGTGCTTGTAACTTACATTTATTAGTAGATAGTTTACATGTTTGATTCTGGTTTAGCAGGCAATCTGTAGTAGGAAAAGCATAGATACCTGTATGTGTTGGGTCTGATGCTGTATCCTGATTAGACATGATATGCCCGATACGGATAGAGTTGTCATTCTTATCCATATCGCCAGCAGCAAAGACTAGTACGTTTTTTGCTGAATTATAACATGCAGCAGCTAGTGTATAAAGACACCATGTTTTACCCGCTTTCGCTGTAGCAAGGAAAAACACAAACTTGCCTGATTTAATATGTGGGGCAACTAAATCACCAAACGGGCCACCCATCTGCAGGATAGGGTCTTCATTTAAGCTAGTAGCTTCCTGCAAGGTAGAAGCCATATCTAGCACGTCTAGTTCGTCTACAGCCGTAACCTTAGACGGCATAGAAGTAAATGCCTTTTCAGCTAGTTCAAGGTTATCTGCGTCTAGCGCAGTTTCAATATTATCTTTAGCCTTGCGTAGTGCCCGTTTCTTTAGAAAGTTTACCGTGTTATCAATCTCAAAACTAGGATTGATAGGCTTGGTTTCGTCAATGGCAGTGATAAACTCTACCATTGCAGGCAATACATCATCGCTTAACCGGAACGTCTTTTGATTCTGATTAAGGTACTCAATGATATACTGTTTCTTAGGTGCTGCCTTATGATTCTTATAGAACGCCACACAAGCGGCTAGTACAACGTCAGCCCATTGCGTAGTGAGTAGCCCCTTCCAATGGGGAACCTGCACAAACCGCTTTAGGTATTCGTCATTAGCGATTGCGTTCTCAATAATATCACGTTCAATTACGGAATCAATGCCCGTATCTTTAATGATTAACTCCATAATGGGTATCCTATTCACGGAAACGGTCAAGGTCAGTAAGAATTCCATCTATATAATCAGCAAGATCGTTAAGTTCCCGCCCAACCTCTTCACTAGTGTTGCCTTGTGCTAACACGGCTATAAGCAACTTTCTATCAGTAATGTGATTACAACGATACCCTTCTAACGCTGATAGTATAATATCTCTACTCATAGTCCATAATCCTTTTGCAACCCACAGATAAGGCACTTCTCTACTTTGAAGGAACCACTAAAGCCGTCTGAATCAGTCCATGACTGTTTTTCATTATGTGGACACTGTTGACGTAAGTACCTAATGTTACTCTCCGCTAAGGAATATGCCCCTAACGCTTCCGCTAGTCTATGGTACTCAACTTTAAGCAGATTAATAATTTCGTCATCGGTCAGATGTTCAAACGGGTTTGTCATAATTACGCCTTTACAGAGATAATCTTAATACCCATCTTATCAGCAATCTTCTGGCATACCGCACAAGGTTCAATAGGCAGTAAATCACCAGTTTTACCTATGCGACATATAATGATTGTTCTTATGTTATGCGCGTACCTTGCCATAAGTTTACGTTCAGCATGACACCCAGTACCCCTAGCGGGTTTAAGGTTCTCTGTACGAAACCCATTGGTAGCGCATCCAAGCAACTCGCCCTTATGATTAAAGGCCATTGCCGATATTTTATAGGTAGATTGTGCTTGCTTAGCCTTCCGGCACAACATACTAACTATCTGTTTAGAGATCATAGCGTAAATAATCCGCGTTGGGCTGTACGTGCCTTTTGCAGTTCAAGATTTGCAGGATTTAAGTCAATAAGTATTGCGTTACGCCCTTCTGATTCAGCCACTTCCCCTGTTGTACCACTACCGCCAAACGGGTCCAGGATAGTACCTCCTTGCGGGCATCCTGCTAGAACCATAGGACGTATTAGTGCAGGTGGAAATGTAGCAAAGTGACTACCCTTATATGGGAATGTAGGTACTGTCCATACGTCACGTTTATTACGAACCCTGTTACCATCCTTATCTAGTTGCCAGCGTTCATGCCCGTTTGTCTGCATGGATTGTTCAGCCCCAACACCAGTATAACCAGCGGGGTCTTTCTTGCCACCGTGCATAACCGTATCTTTACGCCCATCATAAGCTGCAGGTTCTTGAATTGCGGCAGCGTCATAGTAATATTTACTAGATATACTTAGAAGGAAAACATGCTCATGCGACTTTGTACACCTATCAGTCACAGATTCTGGCATTGGATTAGGTTTTGCCCATATAATATCCTGCCGCAGATACCACCCATCAGCACGTAAGGCAACCGCTACCATCCACGGAATACCAACTAGGTCTTTAGGTTTACAACCAGTCGGTATGATACTCGGGGGCATACCAACTGTACCACCATTACTGTCTTGTTTATCACTATATCCGCTTCCGCGTCCCCCTCCTGCGTAACTATCTCCTAAGTTAAGCCATAGTGTGCCATCAGCACGCAGTACACGTTTCACTTCTTTGCATACGGCAACCATGTTATTTACATACTCTTGCGGTGTTGCTTCAAGTCCTAGTTCCCCGCTATCTGCACCCATACCATACGAACGTAAACCCCAATAAGGTGGGCTAGTAATACAACAATGAACACTAGCACTAGGACGGGTTTTCAGTACTTCTCGGCAATCACCTGTAAGCAAAGTAATCATAGTAACTCTGGAAATGGCCTCAATGCTACTTCGGGTGCAACCGACAGTAACCATGAGTCCGTATTGAAATAAGGTTTAAGGTTAAATCTAGTTCTAAAGTCATTACACTTTTCAGGTGTACATAACACATGGACTAGTTTACGCGCATTAGCAATTTCAAGCAAACTGAACTTAACTATTTTTGGTAGTATGTCACAGGCAGCACCGTCACAATACCGTACAAATAGTGTAATTAAAAGTACATTACGATAATTATCAAATACGTATTGTAGGCGTTCTAAACTGTTTTCCTTGTTTCGTAACCCGCATACGTCAACTAAACAGTCATGGATTAGTGCAGGTGTCTGTAATACGGATGATTCAGAATTAGCATAGAATGTTACATCGTCATACGATATAATATCACCAAAATAGTTAGCTATATCACCAACTAGTTTAGTATCAGAATGTTTAATAAACTTAGTAATGTTATATACTAGTCTATCCCGTTCAGTTACCTTGTTAGCAAGTATCTCACGGTTAAGTGTTTGTTGCTGGTTTACAAACTCGTCCTGTACCTGCTGCTTTGTGTTGGTTTCGTGTTCTTCTTTAAGGTCGTTATCAATAATGTTAGCTTCCCACATGTGCTGATTAAGCCAAGTGGACATCATCTGGACATAACCACCAATCCACTGCTTTGTTTTCTTCTGTGCTTCTACTGCACTAATGATTGTATCAATATCAGGTAGTTCATTCTTTTTCCGCAGTGATTCCCAAGACCGGAAAGGCAGTACATATCCTGCATGACGTGACTTAGGATATACCTGATAGAAACGCATGAAGTCTAATGGATATTCTTTTTTCATATTAATCTAGGTAGTGCCGATACCAGTATTCGTTATAATCTGCTTCAGATATTTCAGCAGCATCACATTCATCAGCAACTGCGTTGTCACAGACGGATTCAACTAACTGTTTCTTAGCGTCATCCTCATTGTCCGCTTCTATACAGGAAGTATGAATAAATGTTACTCCGTAGTACGGCATATAGTTAACCCTTGATATTGACTATCGGATGCACATGTGCAATCGTTTCTACCATATCGCTTTGCTGTGCCATCACACTATAAATATCCTTATAAGCAAATGGCGATTCGTCCAGTGTGTCATCAGTCACAAGCGCAACAACACCAGACATCGTTTCCGTAAAGCTATCCATACTCAAAGTACGCTTAGCCTCCTTGCGGCCAAGTACACGCCCTGCCCCATGTGAACTAGACCAAAGGGCGTTAGGATTTCCTTTCCCACAAACAATGAAACTACCATCACGCATGTTACCCGGTATCACACCCTTCATTCCAACTTCAGCATGAGTAGCACCCTTACGGTGAATCCACATCCCATCTTTAATTTCAGCATGGTTGTGGTTTCGATTTATAAGTTCAAACCAATATGGTTCACCGGTAACAACAGAATCAAGAACACCAACAACTCTACGCATGATTTCAAATCGGTTCTCAAGCGCAAACGCCAAGCAGAAATTCAAATCCTTAATATAGTTCTGGCCGTCTGTACTGTCAACCCTAAAGCCAAAATGTCCCTCACGCGCCTTTCCATCGCCACTAGCAAGCCGCATATAGTGAGTTGCAGTAGTATGCCCTAGCCCACGACTACCGGAATGTATAACAATCCAAACTTTGCCAGTATCGTCTGCCCCTACTTCGATAAAGTGGTTTCCACCCCCAAGTGTTCCCAGTTGCTTCAATCCGTTCTTATCAAAAATCTCCTGCATTACAGCCGTTCGCGGAATATACCGGCTATCTGGCCACACGGAGTCTGTTGCGTTATGCGTGAAGCCAACAGGCACAGCCTTGTAGATACCATCGAAAATCTCTTTGCCTTTGCTCCGGATTGAGTCCACATTATAGGTTGTAGGCAACGCACACATTCCGCAGCCAATGTCATAGCCTACCCAAGCGGGAATAACAACACCATCAGTCGCTACAACCGCACCAATAGGCAGTGAGTAGCCTGCATGTGCATCCGGCATCAATGCGCCACGTACTACGAATGGCTGTTGCATCGCGCTTTCAAACTGGTTTAACGCTTCCTGTTCAAGCACTTCCGCAAAGATTTTATATGGTTTATCGGTATTGATCTGCATGATTAACTCCTAAAATGGAGGGCAGTGGACTACACCAGCGCATGACATTACATCCCTTAGCCAGCACAGTCCACGCCCATAAAGTGTTAAACTATGTGAGCACAGTAAGCCAAGACACAACAATCATAAATGGTATTGCACCACTTATAAAAGTTAGTTACAGTCGCTACTTTAATCGTGGTAAAGTTCATAGTTAGTACCTAGTACCTAGCAAAAGGTTTAACATAACCAAGGGTTACAGCGGTTTCCCATAGTTCAGTATGCTTAGCTAACGGCATATCCTGTTGCAGGTACGCTAATAGTTCTACAATAAACTTGCGGATTGCTTCTTCCCTGCAATCACAAGCATAATGGTGTGTAATACATTCTTTCATGTAGTTTCCTTGTACTGCTTAAACCATCTACCCTCTTTACCACAGATACGCAATACCCTGCACCAAAACCAACCGGTAAACTCACCAAACCTATGCCCATTGCAGGTAGTAAAGAATCGCGGAATTAAACTACCGTCAACTGGGTTTGTAGTCATGTGTTGTGGCGCACGGCATCGGTATAAATCTGAATATGCACAATCGGTACAGTATTTCATAGTTTAATCCAAGTTGACAATCAAACGCCTACGCCCTGCAGCAGTAGTTTCGAGATAAACCGGATAGCTGCCATCACCGTTTGTAGTACCAATGGCTATACCTAACTTGTATACATCCAATGGCGTATCACGCCTAGGACCGTCCTTACAAAAGACTTCATCACAAGCCTGACTCCAACTAGTGCAGCGGTCATTAATACTTGCATCCTTGCCAATAAAATAGCAAGGGTCGCCCACCATGAGCATACCCGAATCTACATCAACCATACCAATCTTAGTTTTCATGTTAATCCTCCTTCACTGTATCCCGAATTGTCTTAAAACAACACGAACATAGCCGATTATGGTTATCGCCAATCAAGGTAACTTGTGTATCCGTTGTCATAACACGTCTAACAGCACAAGTGAAACAGAGTTTATCACCAGTAGTTTCATCCCAAAAAACTACGTCCTTGGGTATTTCAAGTATCATGTTAATCCTTAACTGTTTTCCAAGCCCAAACGGAAGCACCATTTACATCGTTAGTATAGTGTGCATGCCCAGTAACTACTGCATCTTGTCGAATGTTATTTCTTACTTTGCCCCCGATAGTAATACCCCCAAACACAAACCCGATTACGAACACAATTACAAGCGTGATGAATGTCCCATCGCTATCATTCATACTCATGGCGCAACCCCCGGTGTGTTAAAAACGGCAAGAATATCATTATAATTAGTAAGTTTACCAGTAATTACTGCTTCATGTACTGCAATGATGTGTTTCTCAAGTTCGGAGATACGATCACGCAGTACAGTAAGTTCTGCTTGCTGTGCCTCAGTTTCCTTTTTCAGGAACTTGTTGAGGGCGCGGCCAACATACCGGGCTGCAATTACGGCCTGATGTTTGCTGTACTGTCCATAAATGCGGAATACTGAATCAGCTATCTGTAACCGGAGTTCATAGAAGTTATTAAACGGAACAATGCGGCAGTATTCCTCAGAGAATCTATTGGATTTGCTTTGAATTTTAACTTTCGTCATAATGTCATCCTTTGTTTGCGACACTTGCTTAACGTTTTTCGCGGCGTGATCTTGCAAATTAAATGCGGTTGGCACATCCTTTCGTTTGTTGCGGATTTACGGATTATCCCATTGCGGAGATTGATTTACCCAAAACATAACAAAAAGTATAGGTTTCCCCCCCGTAAGAAAATAAGAAAATAAGAAAAGTCCCCCTTGCATCCCCCTATAAGAACAAAAGAACAAAAGAACTCTTTATTATCCCCCCCATCCTAGCATAGTTTAATATGATCCTCTTTTACCAGACCGGTAAGGTATTTCAATACCGCGCACGTATAGGCGCGTATGGATATATGGCATTTTGTGATTGGATGATAAAACATGGTATATTGTAGTTTCCGGTTTGAAGCGTGGCATTTTGTTTGCTCGATGCCCAACAGCCGCACGGAGATAGGCCAAAATCGGCGTTTCAAGGTATACCCCTTATCCTTTCAAGGGTCTAGCCTCAAAACGCGCAACAATGGCCGTTTCCGGCGGTTTGAAACAAAATCACCATGAACCACTACTTCCGCCTTCATCCAACACTAACCCTTCCGTGTTGGTAATCATTGCAAACCCATCATCTATTCTTTTCCGCAGTGCATCTGATGTTGGAAGGTCAATCACGGATGCGCCTACAGGACACACCCGTGCAGGAAAATCATGTCTACAACACGCTTCTGGCCGTCTGTTGTAGATACCGCAGAAAACGAATGTTCCCCGCTCGATCAGGTGCGGACATGGGTCAGGTGCAGACAATGGTGACATTCGCTTGCAACAATCACCGCAATGCAAACAGTACATAATTATTTCCAGTTAAAGGTTTTCCACGTCAAAAGTTGGCATATCTTCTGGTTTCTTCAAGTGTGCTTGTGGGGCATCACTATTATTTTTAGTTAGTTCTGCTAGTTCCTGCATCTGCTCTTCTGTATCTGCATATTTACCTGTAAGATACCGTTTAGTAATTGCAGCAGTACGTTTCCTGTGTGTCCTGAATGACATCATGTACTGTTTGGTAGCTGCAATAATGACTTCCCATACAGATTCAGCCTCAACTGGAATGTCAGGTTTATGATCTCCATCCGAAACTATAAACAATATCTGGTTCTTTACTAATCTGCCTACAGTTTCAGGTGGCATACTCAGCAAAGTATCAAATGCAACTTGCGGTATAATAGACAATAAGTGCTGTTTGTTGAATTTATCATACATTAACAGTTTTGTCGTATTGGTAAACGTGTAGTGTGTTTTCCGACTAGGCATAGTTATCCTTTCAAATGGTGGGCTTGGCAGGGCTCGAACCTGCGACCAAGGGATTATGAGTCCCACGCTCTAACCAACTGAGCTACAAGCCCTTAAATTACTTAATCAGTTTCCTTAATTCATTCGCTTCCTCTTCTGTCATATCGCCGGGGTCTTCTGCGGTAGAATCAGCACAAGACAATACATAAGATTTATGCCCTTTAATCATTGAACAGGTTTCAGCCAAACTTCTAGCCCTTTGCTGTGCAATAACTTCGGGGTCATACAGGATATAACTTGTCTTGTAGTTACGCCCAATCAACTCCGCTTGTTCCGGTTTCCATCCAGTACCAAGTGTTGCAATACAACCGCCACCAATACGCCAAGCATCAAACACCCCCTCCACAACTATCACAGTGCCCTTAGTAGCCCGTTGCATACCATAGACACACTTCTTGTTATCAAACACTTCCTTGTCCGGCATACATGTTAAGTAGCGGTTCTTATCGTGTCCTGTAACGTCACGGCCAACGTAACTAACATACCGCCCACCGTTCCAGATAGGTGCTATAACGCGCCAAGCATGGGTAACATGATAGGTAGTAAACCGTACATCCCATTCAGCTACTAACTTATCAGGATCAAACCTTCGCCCCTCTAAGTACGCCCTATGTAATTCAGGTATCGCTTTATTTCCCGGTATGTCCAGATTTAGTGGACGTTCAACTGTTTTGAACAGTGTTGGTTTTTGAAATGGGTCTAGTGAATAGTGTTCAAGCGCATATTGTACTGCATCACGCTTAGTACGGTTAAGTAGTGCTGCAAGAACCGTGCCAATCGTATGCTTACCACATCGGAAACAGGTGAAGCATTTAGCCTTTTTGGAATAGCCCAAATGGTGCCCTGCATCACCCGTACAAAAAGGACACACCATAGATACCCAATTAGGTCTATGGTGTCTTTCCCCTGATTGTGCGACGTGGATACCCTCGTTAGAACATAATCGTTCTATGTCCAAGTCTATCCTGTCATTCATTGTTTACTTTCACTTATAGCAAGTTTAAGCAGTTCCCCTAGTGAACCTGTAGCGTGTACCCCATCAATGACTTGTGAGGCTATATCCGCTTTATCGTCTAGCAACTTAATAATCTTTTCCTCAAGTGTACCACGACCAACAAGGTAGTAGTAGTAGCAAGGTTTTTCCTGCCCTATTCGATGTATTCTATCCATTGCTTGTGCTAGGTCAGCAGAAGTCATGGGTAGTTCAACAAATAACATATTGTTTGCAGCAGTAAGTGTGAACCCTGTGCCTGCCGTTATAATGTTACCTATGAATATCCGCTTTTCCCCTTTTTGGAATAAGGTTTTCAACTCTTCTTTATTCTTCACTCCCCCAATAACCAGTACCGATACCTTCTTAAACTTCTCATAGATAGCGGTAGTTACGTCACGATGCCAACCCATTACAACTAATGGTTCAGTACTTGATTCAAGAAAGTCCTCAATCCATTCTATAGCGGCGTCTATCTTTGCAGTTCCCAACTCCTGATACATTTTGCCATACGCTTCTTTAACCTCCCGTTCGTTTTCAGCGGCTAGAACAAGATTGGTAGTATCCTTTTGCAGTTTAGCATCTATGTTTACGGTTACAGGCAGCACCGTCTTAATCTTCTTAGGTAACTGTGGCAACACTTCCGCTTTAGTGCGCCTAATCATAACGGACGATGCCAGTACCTTGTTCAGCACTTCCATGTTCTTAGCAGAGCCTATCTGATTAATCATAATAGGATGCCCGTTAATGCGCACCTGCTTACCGTTCTTAAACAAGGGTCGTTTAGTTACTACACAGAAGTAGTTGATAAAGTTAGTCCAGCCTCCTAGTAACCTTTTATCAATAGCGTCTACCAACGCCCAGACATTTTCTGGGTTATTGATTAATGGTGTACCTGTTGCCATGATACGCACAGGGTTTTCACCAATACTCAATACCGCTTGCGTACTGATAGCCTTACGGTTCTTGATTTTCTGCGCTTCGTCACAGATAACTAGTTTAACACCTAAGTTATTAAAGTAAGATACCCATGATTTAACAATTTCGTAGTTGACTATCAGTACCTCGCCGCTTGTTTCATACGGTGTATTAGTTTCTAACACGTCTACATTAATTAGTGGTTGCCACTTGTTAAACTCATTAAACCAGTTCCATTTAAGGTGTGAGGGGCAAACCACTACTGCCGGACGCAGTTCAGGTTTGTAGGCAACATAAGTAATTAACTGTAATGTCTTACCTAGTCCCTGCTCATCCGCAAGTAGAAACCCCTTAGTCTTAGCCAGCCCTTTAGTAACACCTTCTTTTTGAAACGGCATAAGGACATCGGGCAAGGTAACAGATACAGGACTGGATTTGTCCTGCATCTGTACCTTCTTAGCCATCAGACTATCTGAAAAGGAATATCCATTAGTATGCAATATGCCAAGATTAATGAGTGTAATCGGCACTAGATTCGATATTGCAGTCTTTTTAGGGATATTTGGAAACGTACAAGTCTCCTCCAGTGGATACTCAATATACCACTTCCCATTCAGATAAACGTCTGATGCTAATTTACTCATGTATAATCCCGCGCCCATGCTAGGAAACTATCTTCACTGAAAGTAGCTGACCACACTATAGTATTAACATAATCAAACTTAGTTACCGTATACTTATCTGTATCCATACAAACTATAAAGTAACCATACTCTTTTCCACGCGGGTCATCTTTACGTGCATGTACTGCGGGAAACTTGAATCCCGCACGTTCCATTACCATAGTGCTAGTTTTAGGTGGGGGCAACTTATTCCATCCAGCATCAAACGAGCCTGCACTAGATACTGCGTCGTTAAGTTTATCCCAGTAAGTATACCCCTCTTTTGTGCAACCCCATATAAAGGCACCCCGCAAAAGGTTACTATCACTCCTACCGTCTACGGCATTTTCTAATACATCTGCGGGTGTAGCTGCAAGTAACTTATTCCGCAGTTCTTTAGTCTTAATCTTTTCAAACCGTTCCCTGTATGTCATATCAACCTCCTTTACGTGTTTTCCTTAGCCCAAGCAATAAAATTAGGAATGGTGAATGTAGCTTTCCATACCATCTTGTTATCAACAAACTGTTGCACTATAATATTGTTCTTACTAGTGCAATACCTGTACTCCTTGCCTTTAGGTGGGCCTTTAGGTGGTGGCGGTGGGATGCTAGGCATATCAGGTACACCACGCATCATTACAGTAAACGCTCTGTCAAATGTACCGTCGGTAAGCAATAACTCAGACAACCCGCGCCAGTACTCACCTCCCTCACTACTTTGTGCCCATGAAAAACCATAAGTTAAAGCGTCCCTATCTGTATGGTACTCATCAAACGCAATACCATACGAACGAGCGAAACACTCATTATAGTTCTTTCGCAGCTTCCCGCGCAGTTCCTTATTCTTAACTGCCCCAAATCTTTCAAGTATAGTCATAACGTTAATCCTTCTTTTCATTAACCTTGCTTAACACTGATTGCTTATGCCATTCAGCACCTGCCGCATTAGCACATTGCCACATAGCGCAAAATGCTGCATAAGTAAGACTAAACTTTAGTTGAGTTTCACCTTTCGGTGTTTCCATCCTAAACTCTAGCCCTACCTCACTAGGGTCATCGCCCTTGCCAATCATGGCAACCCGTACTGAACGGTTAGGGTTTTCCAGTTTACAGCCGTATACTGCAAATGGTGTACCCTTCGGAATCTTACGGGGTTTACCCGGTGTATATGGGAGGACTTTCATAGTTAATCCTTTACTTCCCTAAAGCAGCCCTCTCTACCATCATCCCTAGTTTTTGCCATACAGTTACGTACAAGTAAGGAGCACAGGGCATTTCCATTCGCTACACAGGTATTACATGTCGAACCTTCCATAAACACAATACGCATAGGATTTTGCAATACTACTGCGTTATCGTTATCTGTCCAAGTAATTTTCATAGTTACTCATCGCCCCCAAGTTGTAGTTGTATTGATAAACTCTTTAAAGGACATCGGTGGGGTATCCTTAATTTGTACCGTTTGCTTGTCTACATTAACGGTGATAATCCTGTATTCACCGTCATGCGGTTTCTGACTAATACCCCAACCGGTTTCTGTCAATACATAATCCTTAACCATTTCACAGAAAATGATTCTAGTCAGATACGGGAAGTCATCCCACCTATCCTCACCACGAATCATTGCGGCATTAAGTGTTTCAACCAACTCACTACCGTTCCAATGCGTGTATAGACAAACCTGTTCATCACGACACGTCACAACAATATTTGCACGATCACCCATAACTACCTCCTTTTACATATCATTCGGACTACGTTTACCAAGGAACACAGGGAAGCGGGGCTTGTCCTTTTCCCCTGACTTCTGACTCTTGTACTTAATTAACGAATCTCGCCAGTCCATCTTGTTATCCCATATTTCTTTTCTTAGTGCGGCACTGAACCCCGTACCAACTTCAAATTCAACGCCAGACTTAACATCCCGTACCTGTAACGCCCCTAGCGTATTCATAGGAACCATATTTTCCTTATGGCTAGACCGTTCAGTACGCCCGAACGCATCCTTAGTAGCCTCATTGCCATTGTGCATACGTTCTACAAACCCAAGGACAATAGCCTCGGAATCTGTAAACCGTTTAACTTTAAGCAAGTACCCTTCTTTAACAGTTGACCGCCCAAACTTATAGGGGCTATTGCCTGTACGTACCATTACCCCCTCATAGCCAAGGCCAAGCATATCAGTCTCGTATGCCAGTAGCTCCTCTTCATTACGGATAGTAACCGGATACAATGGAATGATAATGTCGTTACCACTACCAACACAACTCCGCATAAGATTCATGCGTGTATTATAACCCTCGTTACTATACAAATCAAACATATAGTAAACAAAGTCAGGCACACCAGTTTCACGCATTACAGCGGATGACACCTCGTTAAAGGCCATAGTACCGCGCAAACAGACTTCACCATCTGCACCTTCCGGCAATTCCTGTTCAAGGATATTGCGGATATGCGTATTAGGAATAGGTTTAAAGTTACGGCTGACAATGCAACCGTCAACCTTCATGCAGCGAATACCATCCAGTTTAGGGGTAGCATACAACGGATATTGCAAAGTTGCAGTATCGCCACAATCAACAGCCAACATAGGTTTCTTAATCATAATTACCTCACTTTTGTGTATCTAACCCACCCCAAGTATAAACATCAGCGTCAAGAATACTATCTACACCAATAAATGTAGCGTCATAGGGAACACCATCAAAGGCAATCCAATCACGCAGGATAATGGCCTCATCTGCTAGCTCGTCATTAGCCTTAATGTGTGTTTCAATATCCTGCTTCTGCACCTTATCGGTAAAAGCGGAATCGCTAGTTCGATAAATAATCATATACCCCTTTTAGTATTGTCCATCACACAGTATACGCACTTCCACCCACTGCGGATGACATGGAAACAACTCCATATCTTCTATTGCAGCGTCACCTTCTAGTCCCTGCTCCTTTAGGGAAGCATTAAGTATGTCAACTGCTTCCTGCTGTGTTTCCGCATATACAACGGCTGCACAACCTACCGGGTAATGCCCGGTAAACCTATTACATGTCCATACTTTCATCCGATCACCGTCCTTACTAGTTCTTTAAAGTCCCCGTAACCAATACCCTGTGAAAACTTATCCTCGTCGTATGAAATACCCAGTAAATATAGCATGTCATCAATGAATATATCTTCCTTCACTGTAACATGATTTGGGTCACTAACATAAGATGCCAAATGCTTCTGCAGTCTAGCAACTGCATTAATATGTTTCATCTGCTTTGTTTGGTCTGCCATACTAACTCCTTTACTCCGGCATTTCCGAGACGTCAGCGTCCGTATTGTCCACCGTGATCTGTGCTTTGATGTGCGCGTCAATCGCTTCCTGCCACGTCTTGTATTCCTTCAAAACGTGAACAGTCCCTTCAACGTACACGCGACACGCCGCCTCCGTTTTTCCGTCAAATCTCTCCGTGAACTGATAGTACATGGATCGGTACTTACCGCCGCTGATTTCCGTCAGCTTTGCTCTTGCTTCTTGGAATGTCATATTATACCTTACCCCCCTTGATAACTGATAATGCGCGGTTTAATTCGCTCCTCGCATCTTCAATTAAAGTAATAAGTTCTTCCCTATATGTTGAACCCGCACCAGTTTTGTACGCTGTTTCAGATGCTTCTGATAGGGCATCTTCAAGGAAAGACTCGCAAATATCATCAAGTCCCGCAGCAGCAAGACTACCTCTGAGGGACTCCATCTCGTCTACCGCATCTTTATCAATATGATCAGTTGCCATATACTCCTTTACAGTTTACTTACCCAATCACGAATCACACCAGAAATCTTGCGCCACTCATTGTTGTTTTTCAGTACATTCTGCTTCTGCAGGGCATCCTTAGTTTTCTTAATCAGTACATGCTTATGCTCACCGCCTGTAACACCCATCTTGTTATCAATAATGAATTGAACAACCTCCCGTGCCTTCTTAGGCAGGTCTTCCAATTCAGTAATGAACCCAATTTCACAATATACAGGTGTAGTAGTCATAAAGTTATCAAATACCGTTTCATCATGCCCAAAGTAACTAGGAATCTGGTCAGGTTTATGGTTTCTATGCTTTCGCAAGTCACGAAACCTGTTTAATGCACAATGTACCCACATTCTATGCTTATCATCATCAGTAGGGAAGTCACGGTCTGAAACGGTAGTATAGCTATCTGCTACCGCATCAGCAATCATTGTAGGGTCACTGTGAAATTGATGATGCCTAGCCAATATCCCTGCTACACGCATCGCTATAGATTGTAATTCTTTTTGTGTTAGTTTCATTTATCATCCTTGTAAAAGGCAGTTACATACGCGGCACTAACTGCGCGTTGCGGTAAACTTCGCAATGCCCCCGCATTACCCTGCATATAGGTTCCAGTAGGCATCTTGAATAGTACCCCAACACTGCCGTTACCCCCTGTCAACTGTGCCTTCAATTACTGAACCATAAGGGAATATCCTCGACGGCCAGTACAGTCGCCAATTTCCAAACAAGTCTACAGTTAGTTTATTCATTTAACATTTTCCTGTGCCATTACATTTAGGGCAAACTGTTGTATCGGTAGTCACTCGCTTAACACCTGCGCCTAGTTGAATAACCTTAAACGGGATATTATGCGCAACTAACTGACATATCAACCACTGAATCGCCATATTGCAAGAACTTGTTACATCAATTTTCTGAAACCCATCCCGTAAGTAGGTTTGAATTTCTGCTTCCCGTTCTGCTTTCCATGCTGGATTAAGTTTCATACAATTATGTGCTCCTTCATAAACTTACTTACTTCTTCTTTTTGTTTAGACAACCTGCGCTTATACAAGGATACAGATAACTTACCCTGCTTACTAAGTTCATCCATATACTCATCCTTTTCCTCAAAGTCGGGTATTGCACACTTGTAATGGATAAGGAATAGTATAGCTGCTAGGTTTTCTATGTGATGGTCTGTAAGATTGTTCAGTAGTGCTACTGAATCAACCGCCTTCCTCAGTTCTGGTTTCATTTATCACCTTCCTACACCGTTCTTTGTACCATTCAGGGGCTTTACCATTAGGCATCATCCAACGCCCACACAGTTCAACCCCACTCATTACTGGCCAGCGTTTAATCCAAAAGGCATAAAAGATATGCGCCATTTCTTTTGACTTTACAGGTGATAGCCTATCCTGCAAAGTATAGCGTTTATCTGACTTTTGAAGTGTAAGTATACGATTTATTTCCTTAACTTGGATTGGTTTAATTTGAAGGATACCGACCGCATTGCCGTTTACTGCGCTTGCGATACCCCTAGATTCAACTTTAATCAGTACCCCTATCACCTTATCAATGTTCGCACTAAACGCGATTGTAGGGCATAATAGGGCGATTGCTAGTAAGGTTTTACCGTTCATCGCGGGAGCTAGTAGTGTTTTCATTGCATATAATCCTGTAGTATGTAGTATGCTTCTTTCGGGTCTATCCATCCAAGCGGAATTATACACTGCGCTAAGGGTTTCTCACTCTTCTTACTGTTACCCATTTTGATAGGGCGTATACTTACCGATAATACACAGCATCGTAGATTATCTACTTTAGGTTTATTCATTCCAACTCCATATTCTAATAAGGTTTTCAGGACTAAAGATACCGACATCCCTGTACTCATGTAGCGGAAGTTTATCAGTAATCTTCATAGGCACGCAACACTGCAAGGCAATCACGATAAACCGTATGTGTTCTTCGTACCCGCCCTTGACAGTTACTAGCACCTCGTCCAATGCCACATGTGAATGACAGGACATGATAACAACTGTAGGGGCATACTCAAACTCACATTCCTCAATCTTCTTAGTATGCAGTGTCAGTCGTTCAATGCCATGCTCACGCTGCCGCATAGCAGGGTCAACGGAGTGTACCGTCCAGCGTGTACGGTATGCAGCCAACGCACCTACACGCGGACTGACACCATCACCGGGTACAATACACAGCACATTAGGGTCACCCATGATGGAAGGGTAAACGTCATGCACCTTTCTGATACCAGCAAACACAGCCATTGCTTCTGTGATTTCTTTGCTGTTGGGGTAGAACTTGATGATTTCAGGCATACACTTGAGGCCAAGAAACTCATCAATATGTCTAGTACTGAACGGCAGTTCAAGCATAAAAGTCCTGTCAATTTTAGTTTTGATTAGTGACATAACTATGTCCTCCGCGCTGTACGCATTAGTTTAGAGTCTAACCCTTTGTAGGTATCCCTGCTTTTCATCGCCTTATTAAATGTCTGAATACAGTCTTTAATATAGGCTACCCAAATATAGGCGGGTGTAGTAGTCTTACTATTATGAATGACATAAATCATCATAGCACGTTCGAGTGCCGTATCAAATGCAGAAGGGGGTGCTGCTATTCTAGTGCCATCGTCTATAGGTTTCGGCTTACGTACACGCTTAAACTTAATAATATCTGCAACAGCAGCACCTACGATGTCCCATTGGCTTAGCATATCTGCTTCCCAAAATATACCAGTTGCCCCACAACTGTAAATTGAAGCATCCCCATTAAATTGTACTGCATACGGATATTTCTCACTCCAATATTTAGAAACCCCTTTAAATACAGCACCCGTACCCCCGCGAGTTATCAGTTTATCCCCAATCTTACACTTACTCATGTCAAACATAATTACTCCATAATGTAATAGTTAGAAGTCTTGTGGTTTTGCGCCCGCATGAACCATCCATGCAGCTATCTCGTTTGCCCAACTAGGGTCGCCAATTTTCCATGCTGTACAATCACGCACAATATCAACTGGACTCATTTTCAGGATTTCTACGTCCATACTAGAATCATCTGCAGCAAGTGCATATCGTTGTCGCAGCATTTCCATCATATTTCGTGTCAGTTTCATAACTACTCCTTAACTGCAATTAGGGCAACAGCCCATTGCTAGAAACGTACCACATTGGCATTTAGGCCAGCGTGGTTCAGGTTTAGGCATTTGTTGTGCCTTTTTCAGCTTCCGTTTATAGGCACCTATCCTGCCCAATTCGGAGAACGATAGTCCAGTATGCTCACTGAACTTTATTAACTGTGGATTTTTCATAATGCCTCACTTGTAACTGTTGCTTACTTCAGAAATAGTATTTTGGTTACTACTGATCTTTCTCATACCTTCTCCTTCACTTTAATCACGTCACCATAATCAGGTTTCAAACAACTGCCGTATGTATCACACCATACAACAGGGATAGCAGGTCTAGGTGGGAAGCACATACACATATCAGTCACGCATACAATCAACCGCGCACCATCAGCAACTGCGCGACTAAAGGCAGTCCGCATACATGTACCACCGCCGCCAACAAACCCTGCTTTTTCTATTTCAGCAATATCGCTTTCGTTCTTAACCTCCTTAACATACTGTACATCGGTATCAGCCATGATAACTTGCAGGGATGCACCACTATAACAGCGGATGATACCGAACGTTTCAGCCAGTACCTTGTACTTCAATTCAGTCATACTACCCGACGTATCAAGTATAATGGTTGTTCTGCACAATCCTTTATCCTTAATGTGACTAGGCAGGATGAATTCTGAATCACGTCTGCTTTCCCGTGAGAAACTCCGCTTCCGTTTACTCACATTAGCGGTTAAATACTGTTTAAGTACTGTACGCCAATCAACTGTAGGTGGTGCTACTAACTGTTCTAGCAGCCCTTTAATAACATTCGTAGACCGTTTACCAATAACCTGCTGTCCTGCTGATGCTATTGATACTGACACTTCTTGCAGTTGGTCAATTTCTGAACCTTCGGTAGACGGTATCAAGTCAGTTTCAGCACCGGAAACATCAGTATTATCTGCTTCTAACTTGTTATAGTACCACTCCATTGTTTTACCATGAGGGAAATCAAAGTAGTCCCCCTCACCCGGTATACAGCCATTCCTGTTTTTAAGGACTTCCCCCTGTTCCATCAGGATACTGTTTACTGCAAGGTCAGCAGCTACGTTAGCGCGTTTCTGCTGTGTCTCACCATGCTTAGACAGTTCCTTAATACGCTTGCAATGCAGCATCCACTTATGCAGGACTTCGTGCATTACAATAAACTGTAGGTCTGCTAATCCTGTATCAATACAGAACTTATCGCAGTAGAACAGTTTAACACCGTCTGTTGCCATTGTATGTACCTTATTATCCTCAACCCGCTCCATGTTAAACAACGCAGTTGCATAAACAGGGCGGGTCTTACGGATATTATCAATAGCTTGGCACAGTCTTTGATAACCTTGTTTCATACTTATCCCTGATACTGTGGGCAACTAGGGCCGGGACGAATACAATCTGTACTGAACTTACAGTATGCGGTCTCGTTCTTATGTGCAACTAGTGGGCAAAGCAGATTGCACACACCTCTAATGGGCGGGGGTATATGCAATACTAGTTCTTTCCATTGTTTTTCTGCAAATCCCACAATGTCAAACTCACTCATTTCTTTTCCTACATAGAACCTACCCTGTTCTGTGCGGCTTGTATGCACCCATACGTTAGGTATAATAACATAATATTGGTAATCAGGATCAGTACTTTTCCCTTGAAACAGATATACTTTCCCATCACGGCTAAGCAGTTTATCGCCAGCCTTACATTGTCTCATGTCAAACATAACTATCTCCTTGCAATATGCCGTTGAAATTCAGGGTTAGTAACGATAGACGGAACTGTATCACCAATCCTATCCATAAACATTCTAGCCCATTCCTGATTCTCAATCCGTTTAATGTACCGCAGTACTCCGATTGCCTTATTATTCCTATCAGCATCATTCTGCAGGATGTTACAAACCGCCTGCACAAGATAGTTGATAATAGTGTAACTAGGAATCTTAGCTGTATCGGGGTGTGCAACTACATCTTCAGGGTTTGTGTCTTTGAGCATCTGCTCATTGACAATGTACTGCGCTGCTGCCTGTGCACCAATCACACCAGCAATGCAGGCAGGGTATACATCATTGATTTCTAGCGTTCCCTTCTTATTAATCTGATCACGCGCCAGTGTAATCATTCCTGCCATGTCCAATGTACGGGGCGTGCAGACAGCCAACTCCGTAAACTCATTGGTACTAGCAATCAGGTTTCCACTGACACGGTGAAACATCTTAACCACTTCAGGAATACCGTTAGCAGTAGCCCACTTCTCGTATGACGCATATCCATCACCTGAATTGCGGGATACAAACAGACTACAAACACGGGTACGGATAGCCTGACTAAGCGGAGTAGTATAGGTATCTGCTGAACCGTTAAGTGCCAGCACTACATAGGCATTACTACTTAAACTGTGTCCATGAAAATCATCCCCATAGACAAGCGGCATAGAGGCGTTCTGGTTGTCAGTCGGTGCTCTATCAAACTCGTCTAAGAAGATAACCCCCATATCCTCACAGTCAAAGGGCAGGCAATCCAGCATATAATGAACTAACTTCTTAGTAGTCTCATCTTTAGCTGCATAACCGCCCAAATCCTCCGGCAGGATATGGGACATACGCACAGACCACAGCTTAGTGACTTTGTTTAAAGACTTGGCCTTACCTGACAAGTCCTTATAGAAGGCGCGTACTGCATCTGTCTTGCCACACCCCGTATCACCTACCAATGCAGTAGGGATACGCAGGGTGAGGTTCATGGACTTAGCAATCAGTGTTGCCGTCCAGTTCAGAACAAGCGCACGCTGCGACTGTTCCGGTGATAGAAACTGAATGTTCATGTGTTCTCCTAGTGGAGTTATGCTACTTGCGCAGTTTAGTTACTGCGCCTTTGAAGTTGTTGAGCGTGTGAACAATCTGCCGGGTACTGTTTACAAGTCCTATACTAGCAGCATAAGGTGCTGTTTTAAAGGTATAGCCGTAGATAAACCGCTTTCCATCCAGATAAAAATTACCATAGAGGTAACCGGCTGTGTGATACATTTCTACGTCTATCTGCTCTTGTACATATTCACATAGCCCAAGCAGTTTGTTTACTGGTTTAGGCTTGCGCACACGCTTTGCAGGTTCCTTCTTATAGAATCCTACAATGTCCCATTTATTCTCATGCTCATTGTGCATAAATCGGCCATTGTCCGTGAAACAAAAGGTGCCTGCTCTATCACTTACTGCGTGTGGATAGGTTACTGCGTGTGGATAGGTCACAGTAGTTTGATGTTCAATATCCCTTCCTACATAGGTACATACAGTACCCTCACGGTTTACTAACTGATCGTCAGGTTTACATTGATTCAGGTCAAACATAACTACCTCCTTTAGAACTGCGCCAAGACAGACTCGGCAGCAGAAACACTCTGGTTCACGATAGCTGCGACGGAAGGGGAATCCTTCATATCGCTGCTCTTATACTTCTCAATCCCGTTGATAATAACCTCCACACTATCAGCGGCAGCATTAAACCCTTCCATGCTCAGATTCATAGACTTAATACGCGCCAGTTCCTTCTTGATATGCTGCCAGCGTTCTGCACGCATAACCTTTTTATCGCCGTTGTTCACTGCATCAATGATAGACTTGGTTTCTGCAAGCATCTCCTTCACCGTATCAAGTGCAGCATTAATACCATCCTTGTACTCGGTTTCAAGCTGCTGCTGAATTTCAGCACGGTCACTACTACTCATAGACATAGGCGGTGCACCAAGGCTGACTACATTAACCACAGGCTTAAATGAAGCCCGAATGTCAGCATCAGAGGGAATCATCCCATCTGTATACTTGTCTCCCAGATTCGACTTTGCCCATGACTCAATGTTAATGCGGTGCTGGACAATCTCGTCCACCACCAGCATAACTGCTTCGATTTCCTTGTCAGTTTTGCCTTTAACTGCCTGATATTCCGACGCACGAATGAGATACCCACCGTTATAGGGAATCCCAACTTCCTTGAGTGCAGCCCCAACCTTAACACCAGCGGTCTGCAGCCGCTTGCGGAACTCCGGAGGCAGAAGTTTCATGCTGGCATTGCCAAAACCAGCCTCCTGCCCATTATACGTTTCAGCCAGCAGGGTAGAACTGGCCTTGTCAGCCTTACTACCACCCCACTTCTTGAGCTTCACGTTCATAACCACGCAGTCCTCAACCAATTTACTCATCAGATCGTTCATACTATTCTCCTGTTTACGTAATCACTGTTTCCGTTGTTTTAACCACTCGGTAGACTGTAAAGTCACCATTTGCCTTATTGAGCAGATCACGTTCTCTTTGTGCTTCAATTTTGTTCCTGCCACTCCATGCTGTATCCTTCCATTTCCTGTTCCACTTGTACCGCAAGACGTATTCAGTTTTCATAAAACAGCAATCCTTTCTCAATCGCATCTGTAAATACGGCAAGCACACACGGTTTAACTAGCACAGGTTCACCTGATTCAGTGTTATAGGTACGTCCTCCTTTTTGGATAAGTTTATAGTGCCGGACTCTAGCACCATACACAGTAGTTAAACTCAAGCGGAGGCAGTTCAGAGGGTATGTGAGTTCAGTAACACGTTTGTGCGTATTACTATAATTCAGTTTGTCTTGCTCATGGGTAGCTGTCTGCACCTTCATTCTTTCATCATGTTCTGCTTGTCTAGCCTGCTCTTGTGCTTGCTCAGCCAGCCGTTTCTCTTCCAGCACCTTGTCATACTCCGCTTGTGTAGCAGGCGCACCAAGTTCAGCAAGTAAAGGCCAGATGTTCTCCTGCCTGACAGCAAACAACTCAATCCCAACAAAGTAGCCACCATACATCATGCAACCTGCGGTAATCTCACCATAAAACAGGGGCTGCAGGGTACGGAGCTTGTTGATAGCAGCAAGCGCATCAGCCTTTTCACTAAAGGTTTTCAGTATAACAAACTCGGTAGAGGATTGCTGTACAAAGAAATCCTTACTTTCACGCAGTACCTTAGCAATCAGCCGTTTCTTTTCAGCGTCAATAGCTGAATATCGTACTCCTAACGTGCCGTTCTTATTGGCTATCAGTGATTTATACCCACCCGGTCTACTGTGCGGGTTAAAGTCAGGCACAATACCGTGAATAGTAATCTGTGTCTGATATCTGTAAACCGGTGTGTTGACTGTTTCTAGTTTCTCAAGGCTTACACCTTTTTCCAGTTCCTCAGCGGTGATGTTTACAGTATCACTTGAGGTATTGGTTACACGTCTGCGGAGAGTGTCGAACTCCCCACATCCTATAGTCTCATAAATCTCTTTAGTTTTCACAGTCTACGCTCCACTTCTTCTACTACAGCATTGTACAGAATGATAAATGCAGCGGGTATTGCCCAGATAGGTACTGTTACAATCACAATAACAGCAATTACCTCTTTATACTCTAGCAGCCAGTTTCTCAACTTCCTATTCATTGACGGTCTCCCAGTTCCCGAGTTTATAACCTGAACCCTGTTTTAGCACTAATGACTTGTAGTAGCTGAGCCAGCGTTCAGTCAGCACCACCCCATCCTCAGCCATAGCTGCTTCTGCTAGGGCAGTTACAGGCGGTTTAGCAGATTCAGTAACATCACCTGTATACCTGTTTCTTATCCGTGCCATTCAGTAACCTCATAAACTGTAAACCACTCACCTGCTACAATGTACCCTACATGCACTCTACCTGTAGGCGTATCCCTGTAAATCTTCTCAGCGTGTTTTCTGTACATCCGTTGCAGGATGTCTCTACGCGGATACTGTAGATTGTGCAGGGTATTGCCATAACTCCCAACTGCCATATAGGTTTTCATTTTACCTCCTGATAATTGCCGTTCCTGTAACTGTAGACACCGTTAGTTTTACTCTTTATGGTTACACAGGGCAATTTACGGCATAGACGATGCCTCTTGTTTGCCACGCAGTCACCACATACCCCACCCGCCTGAAACGCTAACCTTGGCCCGTTTCTGCCGCAGCAAACGGTATTGCCGTCCTCGCTTACCTTGATCGTCATTTAACACCCGCCAGTTTAAGTGCTGTTTTGTAATTAGGGGCTGCACTATACGTCTTGTTTGCGATATGCAGTAACGTCCACCCGTAAGTGTCATACCTGCTACTCACAATCAACTGCTCACCTGTCCACCAGATAGCTGCATCACGTACTGCTTTGCCAGTACCACAGTAAGCATTGAACACAGCTTGCTTCCATTGATATTCATTAAACATAATACCTCACGTGAAAAACGAGACTAAAGAACCTATTAGTGCCAGTATACAGACTACTGCCAATATACCTACAACCACAAACCAGACACTATCACTGTTCATGATAGGTGCAATTTCATCCACAAACTTCACTGCCCACCTCTCATCATCAGGGAAGCTGTAATTTCTGCATCCCGTTCATCATCAGTAAAGTAGTCCTGATCTGGCATTCCTACCCCATCAATGTACAGGCGCACCCTGTACTCCCCATGAATCTTTTTGATTAGTGTACGTCTCATAGCCCAAACTCCTCCAATACGGAAACCATATTGTCCCAGTAATCGAATCCCTCTTTTGACCTACCCCAGTTAAATCCATTACAGATAGCTGTAGTAAGTCTAGTCACATTAAGATCACCCCAAGTGTCCTGTTGCATAAGTTCAAGCAGCCTCTTACGCATTTCATCATTCTGCACACCCTCAAACCATTCTTTTATAGACTTCATGCCTCAATCCTCCACAGGTTTTTATTAGACTTGCTACAAGCCAGTACACAGGGCCACCCATGTACTGTAACAACCTCAAGGCTGTATCCAAACAGCCTTACACTGAAACCACCAATGTCACTGCGGTTCATGCTTTAGCCTTTCGTGCAGCAATAAACTTGTCATGCAGGGACGTCAGTTTGGCTTTTGTAATTCCGGGAATAGTTGTGTACCGCTCAAACGCAATAGGGGCATCACCTGCTAACGCTTCTGCAAGTGAATTACAAATAGAGCTATACTTATCCATAAACTCATCATATGTGAGTTTAGTCCTTACATCAAAGGATATAACTTTTGGCTCTACTTGGCAGAACATACCGGCTGATCTGTTGGTTGCGTTACTGTCCCCGGTATTACTGTCCCCGGTATTCCTGTCCCCGGTATTACTGTTCCCGGTATTCCTGTCCCCGGTATTACTGTACCCTGTATTCCAGTTCCCGGTATTACTGTCCCCGGTATTACTGTACCCGGTATTACTGTACCCGGTATTACTGTACCCTGTATTCCAGTTCCCAGTATTACTGTCCCCGGTATTCCTGTCCCCGGTATTCCTGTCCCCGGTATTACTGTCCCCGGTATTACTGTACCCGGTATTCCTGTCCCCGCCTATTTTAATCTCTTCAATGAAACGTATCTTACGACAGACACGCTTAATTGTTGCACCTACAGTTTCATCCTTTTCAGGGGACACATCCTCACATTCAACTGTGAACACACGAGTACCAGTGTTACTATAGTGCGCCCACACACCGGAAGGCTGCTCGCAGAAGTGAAACCCATTGTGACAGAGTTTCAATTCACCTTCAGCCTCATACCATTTACCGAGTTCAAACTGAAACCCACGGCACTGCATATCTGCGTTTGTAGCTTTGTAACCAATCATATCAAACCTCACTTACTGATTTCACTCCACCTACAGGTTCTCAATCCGTTCCACCTGCCGCTCAGCAGGTAAATCCCATTTCCAAGGTATTCGCAGACCGTCCAATCATCACGATTATTCCAGATTGTGGCTGTAAACATCCGGCCTACACGGTTCTGTTGATTATTCATCCTTCCTCCCAGTTACGTATAGTTTCAAATGCTCGTTCAATCAGGCTATTCGCAGCTTTACCACCTGCCAGCATAGCTTTCACATCATCAATAATCACAACACTAAATCCTACCCTGTTTGTGAAGGCGCAGCATTTACCATTGCACCGTTTAAAGTACAGGTAACTGCCATCAGGTAACTCGCTTATACCATACTCACCATCATCCCATACAGTGTTATTAGGGTGATAATGCTGAACAGGGATATTAGGCCACGGTTTCCACGGACTAAACACAGTTTCAGTAAACGGCGTGTAAATCATAACTTTACATCCTTTCATTGCAGACAATTCGACAACACCAACCTTTACCCTGATTGTAGCAGACTTCCAGGTCCTCTACCAATTCCTGCAGGGTTTCATCTAAGGTCTCGTCCTCTTCCCGGATGATATACCCTGACTCAATGAAACCGACATTGCAGCAACCACCAAAGACCACCCGTTCAGGGGTTACTATGAGTTCAAAGTAATGCCATTCCCCAAGGTTATCCTGAAACTCAATAGGGAGCAGGGATTCACCCTTGCTAATATCGGATGCAGTCCACGTTTTCATAACTCACCCTTTCAAGTGCTCATCATCGTCAATCAGGGGCATTCCACTGAATACCCACTTACAGAAACCACCAATCAGATAACAGATACCAGTCAGTTTATTCATAACCTACTCCTTCACTTTACGCGCAGGGACAAAACCATCCCCAAAATTGATAAACCCCCGCTGAGAGTCGGAACAGTTATCCCATTGTTCAAGGGTACACTCTTCCCAAACCACACCGTCACTGTCTTTTCCACGTTTCATACTTACCTCACTCCCCCCCTTTTCACAGGGGCTTTCCTGCTTCCCCACGCATCACCATCACTGAAACCGGAAGTATAGCCCTCCTTATAGGCAGTCATGGCATAGTCAGCCATGAAACCAACAGCCACCGCAGCATGTTCCCAATTCAATCCAGCAGTTATCAGGGCACGCCGTATCTCATCCAACTGTTTCTGCTTATCCATAAACCATCCTTTCACAGGGGCTATCCTGCATTTTCAGGGGACACCTACCACTTTTCAGGGAGCATCCCACCTATTGGAACAATTCACTAATAACCACAACACCAACAATGCGGACAGCATACCCTACATAGTCAGTCTGGTATACCTCCCACCAGTTACAGCACTCACCGTAACTACCCCGTTCAACGGCAGTTAACCATACCCCATTAGAACCTTTGACCTGCAGTAAATACTTCATACTACGACTCCACTATTATTGAATCATTCGAAGTAATCACCCATAAATCAGTATGCCCCATACAGCGGAAAGGGAAAGGAGATGCAAAATAATGAGCATGGCTCCTATTCCAAGTCCCTAATTCAGCCTGTACCCCATCCTTGCTTATCTGCCTTACCAATTTTCCATCCTTCAGATAAAAGAAAGTCACATCATTCATAACTACCTCACCCTTTCACTCAGTAACCAACCTGCTAAACCA